TGAGCCTAGAAGATGCGTCGAAGTTCACAGTTTCTTTTGAATCCGTGTACACCGTGCCGCACGCCATCTGGAGCAACTTGTTCATGAGAACTGCGGCGTTGACTGCGCTGATCTCCTCGTCTGCCGCTGAGACCATGTTGTGTACCAACATGCTCTTGTAGTACGCCTGTTGCATCTTGGTCATCGGTACGTCCCGATCAACGTACATCATGTCTGGCAGGTCTAGGCAGTCTGCCTTCAGAAACCGGATCGCTGGTTGCAACACCCTGTGTACGATCTCTTTGGCGTTGTCCCTTGGCAGGTAGCGGTACTGCGTCAGGCGGTACATCACCATATCGCGGAACACCCCTGCGAACTTAGGTACACCTGCGGGGTTGACCAGACGGGCTAAGCCGAAGGCATCCACGGGAGACTGAGCAGCGGGTGTACCCGTCAGCATCCACAGCCAGCGGTTCTCGTTGACCAGCCGGTTCATCGCTTTCCACCGCTTGGTGGTTGCGGTCTTGTAGGCCGACGCCTCGTCGATGACGATCAGGTCGAAGTCAGCTTTATCAATTTCTTTCTCGACGATCTCGATGCCGTCGTAGTTAATGATGATGAACTCAGCACCACCATCAATAATCTTCCTGCGTTTTTCTGGAGCGCCATGTGCCACGTCCACCGTGCGGTGCATAGCAAACTTGAACAGGTCCGACTGCCACGCCGACTGCATGATGGACAGGGGGCATACCACCAAGACCCTGCGGATGAAGCCCAGCGACATGAGATAGTCAGCCGCCCAGATGACGCTGGCGGTCTTGCCCGTGCCCTGCTCGTTGAAGCAGAAGGCCCGCTTGTGCATGGTCAGGAACGCGGCTGTTTCCTTCTGGTGAGCGAAGGGCTTGTGTACCCCCGCCCACTTGTAGTCCCGCTGGATGGGACTAGGCACGTTCTTGATCTTTAAGATCTTTAGCGCATGCGTCTCGGGTATACCCCAAGGTACAAGCACCTGCGAAATACCATCTAACTTGTTGACAACTTTACTTGTTTTTATCGCGTCAAGGACTCTCTCGGGCCTATTGAGGTTAAGTAATAGGCTCTTCCCCTCTACTATTTCCATGCTCTCTCACGTGTTTTTCTTGACCGTGTGGTCAGAATTTCTTTGGAAGGATCGGTTGTTGCTTGGGCTCACTAAGCGCAGGTTACCCTTTGCATTAGTCCCTCCTTTAGAGAGGGGCTTGACATGATCAATGTCTTTTCCAGTCCTGTCAACCCCTTTCGCATCCATTGCTCGCCGTGCCCTAGCACGGGCGGCACGTGGGGCTTTCTCGTCACGCTTCTGCTCCATCTCCCATTCGTGTTTGTAGGGACGGGGGGTCTTGGTGTAGGGCATTTTAGTTTCTTCCGTTGTGTGGGCATATTGCCACGGGGCAATATTTTCTACAGGTGAAGTTAGGTTTCGGGTTCCACACGTCGGAGTCGTAGGCTTCCTTCAGTGGGACGTAGCTATCCCGAGTCTCCTGCATAAGCCGAGCCACGGAAGATTCTCTATGGTACTTGCGTTTTACCAACTCGTTGGCTACTACGAAGATCAGCGCGGCCTTGATCATCTTGACGCCGGGGAAGTGCGCGAAGGTAGCCAGAGCAAGGAGGTCTAACTGTACGGTGTCCGCGTAACGGGAAGTCTTTCCCGTCTTGTAGTCAATTACTTTGGAGAGTTCTCCATTGACTATGATCAGGTCCGCTATGCCCCGCCACCACACGTCGGGGTCATGGAACTCACAGGGCGATCCGTCTTGGCGTAGCCCCATCTTGTACTCTGCGTACTTGTCACCCTCGTACGCATCAATCTTGCTCATGTACTCCTCCAAGTATTTATACTCAGGAGGAATAGGTTTTTTCTCAGTGATGTAGTCTTCTGCCGCCTTATGTACGGCGCTGCCGTACAGCAGCGCTTCAGTCTCTTTGTCCTTGAAATCTTTCTGAATCCGTAAGTGGAAATACTTTTTGGGGCATTGCTTGAACAGCGACATCCCGCTGTAAGACCACGTTATCGGTTTCTCAAGAATCTGCATAAGTTGGGCCGCATCCTATTTCGCAATCTACGGGTAAACCATTAGCCCACTTAGGAACCCAGCGCATACATTCCTGAACATACGCCATCGCCTCGATAGACTCCTGCTCTGGAACAATTATAGACACTGCATCATGAACTGTCAAGACGGGACGGTACTTCTTAGCGATCCTCAGCATCTGCTCACCCACAATGATCCGCGCGAGCCCCTGCACCACATTTTCAACCAATTTTCCCGCGTATAGCTTTACGTTTCTCTCCCGCAGCGTGCTGTACCTCCATCCATCTATGTTGGTGTTCCTCAGGTCGTGGTACTCGATCTTCATGGTGTTGGGCAGGATGATGCACTTGGGCCCCAACTCCAGCAGGTCGTCCCTACCGAACCTCCAGCCTTGGGAGGCACCCATGTAGTGTATGGCTCTGTCTGCGAGTTTCCACAGACGCACGATCTTGGGGTTGACCCCCCGGTACACGGCGATGATGCGCTCGGCCTCGCCCATGCTGATCTTTGCTCCCGGTATGAGAGACAACATGCCATGAAACTTCTCCGCCCCCATACTAAAACCGCATGCAAGGGTCACGGTTTTTCCGAAGAACCGCTCCTCCTTGGTTATTTCAGTAACCGGCTTATGATAAATTTTTGACGCCATGATCTTGTAGACATCCTCGCCGTTAGCGAAGGCAGTCACCAAGTCTTCCTGTCCAGCCAGCCACGCAAGGGTCCGCGCCTCGATCTGCGAGGAGTCGCATGAGATGATGACGTGCCCAGCCGGTGCGCGGAGAGACTTTTTCAGGGCGGATGCGTTCCCCCTACTAGGTAGGTTCTGCATATTAAGTTTGTCAGACCCGCCCCACCTGCCTGTATGGGCAGCGTAATACTTAAGAGGGACTGGCAGTGGCCCCCGCTTGCCTATGCCGATGAACCGCTCGGTGCGAGACTCCTCGATGGTTGTTTTCACCCCAAGCCGCGCAGCTACCACCGCTTGCACCCGCAGGTCGGGATGCTCAGCCAACGCCCTAAACGCCTCGTCCGTCTTGGCAAAAGCGTAGGTCTGTTTGCCAGTAGTGGGAGATATTTTGGTGGGGGGATCAATACCAAGTCTGCGTAGTATCTCGGCAAACTTCGGGTTGCTCATCACGTCTTCAAGGTTGATACCCGCATCGTCAAGTAGCTTTGCCTTGTCTTCTTTCACCTTGATGAGGTGCGCCTCCAGCAGTGGCACGTCCACTTCAAGTACGGGCTGAGTAAACATGCGGATAGTGAGGTCGATTAGCTTAAGTTCTTTTAGAGGGAACTCCTCGAACGTGAAGTCATCGTTGGCCCTGAAGTTGTACATCCGTGTATACAGCGCGGCGGTCAGGTCAACGTCATTTCGGCAGTACGACATGTACCGCTCCATCTCGACATGTGTAAAACTTTTACGCGTCTTACCCAATGCGTTAATTACCTCGGTCCCTTTTGTACCTATATTAAAGTACGAAGCGAGGTGCGCTAGTCCGACCTTGCACCGTGTCCCCAATAACGCTTGAGCCATCGACATAGTGTCAGCCCAAGCCTTCGGATAAATCTCGAAGTGCCACGCCATAATTGCCGCATCAAAAAGCGCGTTGTGAGCACAGGCGAGGGAATTCCCCCAATCGAACTGTTGTAGCCAAGCCTTCGTTTCGGCACGCGAGCCAGAGAAGCTCTGCGTTTCCTCATCGTCCACTTTAACCGCCACGCCGATGACTTCAAACCTTGGGTCACGGATGTACTCTTCGGTAGATATTTTGGAGAGGCTGAAGTCTCGGTCGTAGTAGGTTTCCAGATCGACAAATATCATGTCACATCCTTATATGTCTCTCGTCTAACCACAAGGCTAATCACTCGTTGGCTTACACCAAATTCTTTAGACAAAGGTATTTGTCCTACACCCCCTGCGGTATATCGAGTGCGGATTTCTTTCACTTGTTCTGGAGTTAATTTTGCATTGACATGTTTACTTTTTGGTTGTTCCCTACGTTTTTTCTTATAGGCATCTATTTGATTATCCCGCATAGACCCTAAAAATAAATGATCAGGGTTGCAACACTTTCGGTTATCGCACTTATGCAATACAAATTGTTTACCTGCTTTAGCGGCCCCCTCACGAAACCCGGTTTCCAGAGGAATACCCCCATGAGTTAAAAAGTATGCAACTCGATGGGCTTGTACATGTCGCCCATGCCATCCCAAATTTCCGTACCCAGTAGAGGTAAGAGCCCCCTGCCACTCCCAACAGTCTGTTGGGGTTGGTTTGCGTACCTTACTCCAAAAATTCTCAGGTGTATTTTTATGGCTCATGTGTGTAATATACAGTCTACTTGACCCCCTGTCAAGCCTTCTCTCCCCTTCTTCGGATAGCGGCGGCTCGGATTTCACAGGCTTGGTTCCAGTCGCTGGCGTCCCAGTTGTTTGTCTGTACGACCCCGGCTTCACACACCTTGGCGCACTCTTCCCGCTCATCTTCAATCGCCATCTCAACCATCTTACGAAGCTCTTCGTCGCAATCAATCACTCGTTTGAACGCCACCTCGTTGACATGAGCGCGGTGAAACAGTTGGTTATATTCTTCCCAAGTCATCCGTTCTTCTCCTCATACCCTTGCATCGCGGCTTTTAGCATTTCGTCCTGTCGATTCTTTGCCTCTTTCATGGTGGCAAGCATGTTTTCAACTTCTGCTATTGAGTACATGCCTTCAGGGATATTGAACCGCGCCATGTCATATGTTTCGTATGTGTATTTATCATCCACCATTCTTCTCCTTATTAACTAATACTCCAGCTTCGTATCCACGGCGGTAATATATAGAAAATTGCTGCTCCATTACTCTAGTGGGAACACTAATGTTTGCGCCTTTTGCCCATTTAGCGGCCTCGGCCTCTCGTGCATGCGCGGCAACAAGTGCGGCAAAGCGTTCAAGGTCCGTGTCTCGAATGTTCCAAATGTCCCATAGCTCAGGGTGATGCGAGGGCTTAGCGCCTGCCTCTCGTGCCATCCTAATAACATCTTCTCTAGTCACCACAGTTTCCCCTCTATCTCTTCTAATTTCCTTTTGTAGTGCAAGCACTTGCCCGCGTCGTCAGAGTCCTTCTTACCCTGCCGCATTCCGTACTTGATGATATTGCCCTTCAAGAACCCTATGAATTCCTTGCGAGACAGCACGGCTTCAATCACGTCCCATGGCGGGACTCCCATCTCTTTGTAGTGGTCGCCGCCCACTTGCATGTCGTCTGCTCTAACGTCTTTGATACTCATTCTTTTGCTCCTTTAAACATAGCCGCACTAAACGCATCCAGTATCTTCGCCTTGGTAGCTTCCTGCTCTTCTTCAGGATAATCTTTGACCACACTGTCTAATAGCGCCAGCATGTATTCAATCATCTGTTGTGGGGTAATAGGTGTGCTCAAAATAATGCGTCCGGTACGTTGGACAAATCCAACTTGGGTTTACGTTTGCGTTTAATTTTCTCAACCACGTGCGGGTATGGCGGGAGATGCCACACCCACCGGATCACCTTGCCTTCGTCATCAAGGATTCCGTACTTAGTCATCTCTCCATGTCCCGTCTTTAAATATGAACCGCGTGTACAGCAGGTTACCGTCTCTGTCGTAGTTTGCCACCATGCAGGGGGGTTCGTTGTAGTTCGGTGCGAGAGACTGAAGGCCGAGACTGCTGCGCTGATTGTGTGGGAAGTAATACAAACTAACGTGTGCCCCCTTTGAATCGGGTGGGGTTATGAAGTCGTATAGTTCACGCTTCATTCCGCTGCCTCGTAGGTCATCCGAAAGATTTTGTCTTTGCAGGGGTAGTGTTCGCCCATTACGCCCGTGATAATCCAGTCGCCGGGGCAGACAACATGCCCGCCTTCCGATGTATCAATCCAGCCGTGGTTGTGCATGATGTCGCCACAATACGCGCACTCCGCCTTCCCATCGAGGCCGGGTACTCGGTAGTAGCGAACGATGTCGCCTTCCCATTGATTTGATTTCCGTTCCTCTGGTGTGAACTGGCGCAATTCACCGTTTTCAAGACCGTCGTGCGTTTTGCTGTAGTCCAGCGGATGGTCGCCGTTCTTGAACCATTGCGTCGCCTCAACGACCACCGGCTTCTTGCGGTACTTCATTGTTGCCTCGCTTTCAGCATTGCGTCAGCCATTCGGTACGCACCTTCTGCGACTCCATCAAACCATTTTTGGTCAGACTGGCAACCCAAATTTTTTGTAAATGTTTGCATTGCCTTGGCCGCAAAATAATCGCGCAGCGTCATTGCGTCCATGTCTACGTTATTTGGGTGAGGTATCTTATCCATCGTTCTTCTCCATTGATCCTTTAAACATATTTTTCCTTAAAGCCACTCGGCGCGAGTCGTTTGTAACAACTCTCGCACTTCCAACGAAAACTCTTTCCGTTTGCCGTTGGTACTTTGTATGTTGCTGGTTTGATCCGACACTGCTGGCAGTTCTTCAGTCCCGTGCTGGACATTCTCTTCCTTGGTTGCAATTGCCATTGCAAGGAGGGCAAGATTGCGCCTCCGCTGCTTCCCATCCCGCCTTAAACGCATCGAACATGTGTCCTTCCATCGGGTGATACCCGCCCATGGGCATGTTGTGCCCGTGTGTTCCTATCCACCATTGCCTCCAAGCGTCACCTAGTTTCATCCCAACCTCCCACGTATCAGGTTAGTCCAAGACATTGCGCGTATTGCTTTTACATCTTCGATAGATCGCCTCCCAACAAACTCTCCCTGAAGTATTTTGAAAGTCGTCTGCGGGTAAGCGCATCGGTTCTCTTCAATCATCTTGTCTCTATATTCAGGTGTGCAGTCCTCGCAATAAGAGTGAGCCGGTGCTGGGTGAGCCCCTCGTGCAGCGGTGATCCATAGTTTGAATTCCTTGTAGTTGTTAAAACAGCGCGGCGTTTCCTGTCTTTCTTTCATAGTTTGAATTTACTAATCCAATCCCGACCGTCCATTTGCGGTGCGAGCATCTCGTGTCGCATGGTTGCTCCGAGAGACAGCAATTCTTCAAGGGTCTTGTATTCCCCTGCGTAAGTCGCCCAGCATTTATAAAAGCGAACATGCGGTATGTACATCTGCCGCCCCACGTAAAAGCAGGGTTGCATGGTTTTAGTTTCTTTGCGTTTGGTCATTGGTTAGGCTCTTGGAACTGGCGATGCTTGGGTTTTAGCGCGGGCGTCCTCAATCCGAATCTCGTCCCACTGAGCAATCAGGATCGCGGCGTGTAGATCAAGAAGTTCGGCAAGCATCTGCTTGACGATTCCCTCGGCGTGGTAGATACGATTGGCATTCAGCGTATCCTTTAGGGTGATAGCTAAATGCTCGATGTTAATCAATGGTTCACTCCAATCCTTCAAGGTCACTCTCCAGTTGTTCGCGTAAAACTTTTACGCTGTTCACACAAAAAGAAAGGCCCCCCGCAGAACGGATGGCCTTCAGATTCTTCACTTGCAATGCGGTAGGCTGGTTGTCGCCAGCCTTGCACTCGATACCTACGAACCTACCATTCAGACACGCAACTATGTCAGGCACGCCCGAGCGACCGTAGCCGCCCGTGACGGGGAAGAAATAGTATGCGCCCCTCTCATTCAGATAGGCCACCACCTCCTTCTTTACTTTCCCTTCCGGTGTCAAGCAACTCTCCTAGATCTTCACCGATGAAGCCATAACGCGTAAGCCAATCGCAATCAGCCTCGTGTCGGAACCCCACCATCTTGGCCTCATCCCCTGTGCCCAATTGCAGCAGAGCGAGCTTACTTTGTATCACGTCAGGTAGCGCGTCGGTACTAGGGAAATCCCTAATTGTGTTCACGAATGTCTCTGTGATTCCGGCCCCCCCGGTGGCCGTGCGCTGATGTATGACCATGCGGTACAAGGACGGACCGCCCGGCGGGAGTTCTTGAAGAGTTACCCAAAGATCTCTCAGAAGCGCTTGCTCCATGCGCTGATCCTGCACCTTGTCGTACGCAGTCAGATACTTCTCGAACTCCTGCTGGTCTGCCGCAGTGGTCTGCCCACGCATCATCCTCGCTAGCAGGGCGTACTCAAAAGAGTAGTGAATACTCTCAACGAAGTTGGTCAACACCCTGTCCTCTATCGGCGCGGACTTGTGGATTATCCTGTTGATATTGCTATCTAGGTGGTAGCGCTGCCGTTCGGCGTACACCTCAGGAGTCTTGTAGTCCAGAAGTTCTACCAGCTTCTCCGCCTTGGCCCGAGTGCTTGAGCGCTTAACATCTGCGGGAGACTTGCGGTTCTTGATCCTAGGACTACACACCTCTGCCTGTACCGTGTCACGCACGTCACCGTTGGGTTTGAACGTACCTAGCACGCCCATGTTAATACCCGCTTGCATCACAGCGATGGACTTTTTGTTCCGTACTTCGAAGTAGATTGTCGGGTCTGTGTACGTCACACGCATGGCGTCGAGCAACCAGATCAGCGGTTGATGGAAAACTCTGTCGTTCCAGATGTCAGCACCGGCCACCTCTTCGACGATCTCTTGGGTCCCTACCTTGCGGAGCGCGGTAAGGGTGAAGTAGTGGTGGCGTTTGCCTTTGTGCAGTATGGTCATGCTCTCTCTCCTAAAATTAAAATGCAAACTTGTTGAGGATGTCTTCGACTTGTGTACGTACATCGAAGCGTACAGCTTTGGAATCTCGTAAATCTTTTACGGAGACACCGGCAAGGGCGGCGGCAAGATGAGCACGCGCACCTTCCAACTGCGGGTCGTTGGTGATGTTCATGCTGTCGAGCGTGTCGATAAGTTCGTTAGCCTTCTCGATCATGGATGACTGGAAGATCTTACGGTCACCCTCCTCCCCGTCAGTCAGTCGGTCAACCAGATGCTTGAGCACCGTGTGCAAGCGTGACCACGCGTCGCCCATAGCCGCACCCACCTGCTTGTCGTATAGCTGACGGTAGTGCTCGTTGAGTTCGTCACGGATCTGCATCTCGCAGTCAACACGAAAGTCTCCGGTCTCCGGCACAGGCCAGAAGTTGACCTCCATGTAAAACTTCCTCTGCAACTGCTCGACCTCTGGGTACTCGGAGCGATCAAACATTGCACCGAGTTGGAACGCGGCGGCACTGACCATGGTCGGGTAGGCTACGAAGAACTCCTTGACCATCTCGTTGTACTTGCCGATCCATGTGTCTGCCTCTGCCTTGTAGTCGAAGAACCGCTTCATCGGGAGCAAGCGTGGGCCGGTGTCTGCCCATGGCAGTGTGAGGTGATAGTGCCGGTTGCGCGTGTTAGCTACGAACTTGTTTATCAGATCGAGTTGTTGTGCACCTGCCAGTAAGTTCTTATGGTAGTTGCCCGCTCGTCCCATCGTATTGTTCTGCTTGTCTACGTCCTCGCTAACTTTGCGATCTAGCTTGCGAGCGGTCCAGTTGCCTACGCTGAGGTTGACCAGCATGGCGCTGGATGCGATGGATGGGCCGAAGGTTGGGGTCGTGATGATCGAAGTCATGATGATTTGCTCTCTGTAAAAGTTTTACGCAATAGCGCTTTAAGTATTGCTGAGTCGTCGTCGTTGTGCCCCGTGACACGAAGCAGAGCCACCTCGTCGATGTACTCCACCTCGATGCCAGACAGGGCAAGCAGTGCGATAAGTTCTTCTTGTGTGTGCTCTCCTACATGTTGACTGATTGACCGTACGGGGGCTTCCACCCCTTGTTCTGAGTCACTACCCAGAGCGTTGGCGCGAGACCTGTCCATAAATCTTCCTCACATCGTCCGATATACCCGTCGGTCAGGATGACCACGCACACCGGGTCCATGCGTTCCTTCTTAATATAGACGGGGATGCAGTCGGGGTCAGTGCCCCCGCCACCCTTGGGCTTGGTCGTGTTGACGATAGACCCGAGCATGTCCTGCGAGTACACCTCGTGCGAAGCGATCTTGGTATCCCAATACAGAAGATCGACACACTCAGGCACCACATCTGTACAGATACCGACAAGCTCGGAAAAGAACTCAGCAAGTGCGGCACTGCCAATAGACCCGGACGTATCAATACCTACGACAATGCGACCAAGGGTGACGCTCTCCATGCTAGGCATGATGATGTCGTTGTGTAAGAACCTACGGTTGGGCTTGCGCCACGTAGAACGATCACGCCCTGCCGCCACTGCCTTGCACCACTGACGGAACACTTCCTTCCAGTCAACCTTGGGATCGACAAGTTCGTCGAATAGTTTGTCAGCGTTAGCACCGAGCTTGCCCGCCAACATGCCACCTTGGCGTAGCGCGTCCTCGATCTGGCGTGTCAATACTTTCTTATCCTCCTCGCTAATCTGCTCCGCTCCCTCGAAGTCGTGCTCGTCAAACCCATCGAGCCCATCCTCGTTACCCTCGCAGGGCTGGTCCCCCGGCTTGCGACCCTTGCCTTTCTCTTTCTTCTTCTGACGGAGAATGTCGTAGATCTGCTGGGTGTCCATGCCGCGATACTTCTCGTCGATCAGACCACCCTCGATCATCTGAAGCATCGAACCGTTGGGGTCGTAGTCAACCAACTGCTGGTTGATCACGTAGTCACACGCCGCACCGGCACACCGCTTGTCCTCTTTGAACAGATGCTTCCACGTAGTCAGGTGACGGTACGCCTTGTGCATATTCTCGTGCATGACAAGGAAGTTGAGTTCCTTCTCGGTGAGATCTTTGCAGAACTCACGCCCATACAGAACGTCACGCCCGTTGGTACATGCAGTCACGAAGGGGTTGTCCACCACCTCAACCTTGCCGATCATGAACAACCCAGACCAGCGCACGAACCGCTTGTCCTTCATGAGTTGCACGTGGCTACGCTCGATGCGTTGCTCGACTGTCAATGTATCTTTAAACATCACTCTCTCCAGTTGTTGGGGGCCATGGTGTTGCGCCCCCGTTGTAAAAGTTTTACGCAAACACCCAAAATATTTTAGGGTTGTGTTTTTTACGGGCAGTCCAATAGGGTATCGCCCAATCAAGATTAGTCTCAATGACGAACGGGGCTTTGTTGCCACTACCTCTAAAGTAAACTTTCATATACATCCTCACCTCACAGGATGTACTTGTTGACCCGCGCCCAGTCAACGAACGGTCGGCACGTCGCCGCCATGCCCTGCTTGGGTGAGTTCCAGATACCCGTACAGAACAGAGCCTGATGCTCTTTGCTGAAGCGTTGCAGGTACTTCATCCATGCGTCCATGTCCTTGCGCTCGACCCACGTCACTGCACTAAACACCAACATGCACAGAGCCATGGGGTCGGTAGGGACGGGACAAGTCTCGGGGTTGTTAAGATAGTTCTCACGCGCTGGCAGTTGATCTGCTACGTGCAGGAACGTCATCAGCTTCTGTGCGAACGTCGCGCCCACAGTACCGATCAGCGCGGCCTCCATCGGATCGTCACCGATCACGCGACGCATACGTACGATGTCACTAGCTTTTTCTAGCGACCGTGGGGATACGAACGCCTGCACTGCGCGGGTCGGGTGATAGATCATGGTGTTCTCTTTCTGAGAGTCACCGTCTTGATACGATGCAAGGCAGTCGGGGAACTGCTTCACTGCCGCGAGCACCTCAGGCACGATGCCGTTGGCGATACCCCACTCGATCCACTCGCTGTACGTAGGCTTGCGAACCTTCACCACCGTGAAGCGATTCATTGCATGGGGCTTGAGCTTGTCGCCCACCCCGTCACCGGACAGGTTGCCTGTTGCAAAGATAATCGTGTTCTTGTGATTCTTCTTCTCACCCATGCGGCGCTCAAGACACAATGGCAGGAGCATGTTCTGAATAGCGTCGGGGCCCTTGCTCAACTCGTCGAGCATCAGTAACACAGGTGCGCCTGTGTGCAACCCGAACCGCGCGTTGGGTACGTAGTGTGTGCACCCGTCCTCTTTGTTGATCCAAGGCATAGCGATGTCGCCGAGATCTAAGTTAGTCACGTCGATGTAGGACTTGATGCGAGTCTCACCGTCCGGGGTCTTGTCGCTCATCATCTTCAGGATGCTGGACTTACCGATACCCGGCTCGCCCTGAAGCATGATGGTGACGCTCGTGCCCACCGCTTCGATCAGGCGGGCGGCTTCGGCAAGGGATACGGTCTTGTTTGCAAGATTGATCTGAGCCATTTCTCTAACTTCCTCTGTGTGTAAAAGTTTTACGGTTACGGTTACGGTCTGGGGAAACTTCCCCGGTCATGTGCTTCATGCCACATGACCTACGGTCATTATAACATACTTTCTGTACAATGTCAAGTTTTTAGGGGAACTTTTTGGCGTACGGTCTGCGTTGTGCAGACCCAAGTTTTTAGGGAAACTTTTTGGGGTGTTGCGCCCCACCCTCACGCCCGTTGTCCGACGGGCACCTCCACCTCCTTGTGAATAGTTATAGCGTCAAGCGCTGCAATGTGATACAGGGCGTCCACGATGTATGAACGGTACGTAGGCTGAATGCGGTCGTGGGCATAGCTGTCCCCCGCGATCAACCACAGGTACTCACTCATCTCCTCGCTCGTGAGGTCAGTCAGGAACTGCATACTGTAGTAATCCTTCCTCTCGCGCGGGTCGTACTCCTCGCTATACCTCGGCGTACCCATACGCAACATGGACTCGGCGGCGACCATCTCATTCTTGTACTTGTCCCGAAGTTCTTTTGTAACCTCACGGTCTAGGACTTTTTTCTTCACGGGCACAGGGTTGAACACTTGCGCGTGACGGATCTGCAAGGTGTGATTGGACGGCAGGTAGTACGCGCCCGTGACCTTGTATTTCCCATCCACCTCAGTGACTCTCTTGCCTATCTCAATGTAGGTTTTACCCTTGTGTGAATAGCAGTCTGTACCCAGCACCCGCGTGATGAACCCGCGCGTGGTCTGTGTGTCGTACCCGCACAGGCTAATCTCACCCAGCGTACCCTCTCCCGGCTTGGTCTCTTTTGTGTAGGTTATTACACGGTGTCCGTACAACGTACACGCATACTGCGTGTCGCTGATCTTCTCAATCGCATAGTGCTTGGCTCTGCGATTACCCAACGGACGGATCGTCGTCCCCCTGATGGGCTCGATGTTGTTGTACGTTCTCTCTGCCGATGTGAAGTTGTGAATCCGTGGCAGGTTATGCAAGACACTTCTCATTTCTTTGTCCTCTCTGTAAAAGTTTTACGTTAATCAAACTAGTGGGTGTGCCCACGTACGAACAAAAACGAAATCAACACAACTCAAGCCTAGCGCATGAGCACCTTGATGTAGTCCATCCTCTGCTTCGGAGTCATGTCATTTCCAAAATACTTCGCAATGAACTCATGGTGCCGTGGTTCTATGTCTACCAAAAGCAGGAGCAACGCGTGGAACTCACCCAGCGTGTAGCCCTCCATCTCTTCCTCTTCCTCTTCCTCCTCAGATTTCATGCAAGAACTCCTGCACCTTGCGCTCTGCTCGCTTCTGCGAGCGGAAGTAGTTGATGATCTTCATCCGATCCCTTGGGCTCCGTGCGTTCGGGTCGCGCGTGACGTAGTTCACCCCCATCAGATCAAGCAGAGCGCAGAACTCCTCGTGCGTGTATCCCTCCATCTTGTCTTCAGTAGTCTCCACTTTCTAACACCCTCCTATATGCTTGGATTAACTTGAACCTGTACTCAGGCGTCATGGGTTCCGTCTCAACCCACACGTTCTTTACAGAAGTACCTATCCCCATCAACGTGGCTATCGCCCTGAACTCCTCTTCGGTGTAGCCGGTGACCTCTTCACTCTTCTCCACGCTTTTCTCCCCACTTGCCCTGATCTCCGAGGTTGAAAAAATATGCAGGGATGTCCTTGTTTGCACGATACTGATTGACCAGCATCATCCTTTCTTGCGGTGTCAGGATAAGAGGGGGCTTTGCCCACCCGTTGGCAACTGCCGTGTTGTAGATCCCCTGCGTACCCATCAACTTCATCATCGCCTCAAACTCTTCTACCGTGTACCCATCCATCACACTCTCCCAAACCGTAAAAGTTTTACTAAGCGGGTCCGCATCGGTGCCTTGTGCCGTAGCAGGAGACTGGTCTGCAACCTCTCCATGTCCCACGATATGACCGCGCAGTTCTTTGGGCCGGGGCGTGTGTATCCGATCCCGATCAGTGTCGGTCCCCAGTCCTTGCGGATCGCCATCTGTCCGTCGTCGTTTTTAACTAGCATTTTCTTTAGTCCTCGTTGGGGGGTTGTCGTACTCAATGAACGCTTCAAGATCTTCGGTTGAATGCCAAGCAAGCACAGTCTCGATGGCATCGTAGTGATTTTTCTGAATGTCCTGCACGATCTTCAAAACGGCTTTTGCAATTAACACGCGCCTCATGGCGTATTCCTCGTTCTTGTCCATCACTCGCTCCCTTCCATCTCTAGTGGCACAGTCAAAGTTACAGGCGTGTCGTCCTCATAGTTTTTGTAGATCGTAATGATGATCATGTCATTAGCAACCCGGAAACATATCTCCGGGTCACGCGTCTCGTACCGCACCGACACCCCCGCAGGGGAATCCACGATTGACCAACCGTTAATTCTCATCTCACCCTCTCCAATAAAAGATTACCAACGCGGCGATTGACACGCCGATTACGTAGCCCACACAAAACGCGGCTACCCAGTTCATCACTCTCTCAGCACTCATCTCACACCTCTTCTGTAAAATTTTTACGCTACGTCGGGGCGGGATTGCCCCTCGGTCATGCGGCTGAACAACACCACATGACCTACGGTCATTATACCACAAAGAATATACTTTGTCAAGTTTTTAGGTGGGTTATTTTTGTGTTTTTATGGCATAGGGACTGCTTTGCAGTCTCAAGTTTTTACTTGGGGTAAGAACGTCCTTCCCACCCCTTCCTCTCCTTCCTACTTACTTGCTAGTTTGTTTGCCTCCTCCAACGCCTCTGCGATCCTTTGTAAAACTTTTACGATAGCTGGGGTACTTTCTTCATGCTCCTTCTCTATCTGCGCGATGGTCACGCTGGAGCCTGAGGGTCTGCCTAACCACGCCTTACGTACGGCAGGGTCTAACTTGCTTAGCTTCAGCGGGCCCTCGTGCATGGGGTACCGCATGTGGGCAGGGTTCACACACCGTTTATCTCCGCACTGGCGCAGGATGCGCCCGTCGAGTTTTGCTATCTCAGGGTTGAGGTAGCGGTAGATAACGCTATGGGCCGTCTTGCTTCCGATGAGTGGCATTCCGTCCGAGTGGTACACGCCAGTCCAGATCCAGTGGTCGCTCCACTTGGGGGAGCTTGCGTCTTTTTCCTGCACGTCGATGTACTTGGATACGTTTGGAGGGAGGTCGGTTACGGTGTGGGTCTTGGCAGTGGGTGCCATTTGGCAGTCTCCGATGCGCCGCTGGGATACGGCTGGGTTAAGGAAGGGTTAGTGTATCAGGCCTCCGTAAAAAAGTCAAACCTGAATTGTGTTCCCTATGTTCTTGGCTATGTTCGAAGTGTTAGGGGGTGTTTTTTGGAGGGCCTAGGAACGGCGCGGGTTAGCGGCTTTACGGTGTCAAGTTGTTCTAGGGTTCTAAGGTTCGGGTAAAAAATGGTCATTTGGGGAAAGCGGAAGTTAGACAATGAAGAAACAAGCTAAAAAAATTAGCACGATCGTTTTTCTCCGACCAATTTTCCCTTTCGTCGTTTTGGGGGGGTAAAAGCCGAACCCTAGAACAAAAGGCTAGAACCCGCGTAGATACTAGATAGATATAGATATAGATATAGAACATTAATAGAACATACAGAACAGTTGGAACACACACCCCTCCCTCCCTCCCCCTGCGAAACCCAGTGCTGGTGCGGGTTTCAGAGCATTTTGGGGGTATACGCAACTGACGGGGTATTTTTGCTTGACTTCTAGCACATCTTCAGGTACGCTGGTTGCGTAGCAGACAGCGTAGGGTACGAAGCAATGCAGACCAATAAAATGAGACTTGGGAATCGCGGAGAGGCCATCGTTGCTAAAATCTTCCGCGACATGGGCTACTCGGTGTGGCGTGCTCCGAAGTCCAGAGGTGTTTTTGACATCGTTGCATCTAAGGGCGAGTCTACCGTCGGAGTGCAGGTAAAACTTGTAAGTACCCGAAGCGGGTCTACGTCGAAGCCATACCGACACTACAAAAAACTTTTAGAAGCCCCGCTATCTGGTGCGGCTAGGCGAGTGTGGTGGATATACTGCGCGGGCACCGCTAGCCACTGCATATACGAGATCACCGCAGACGGTGCGAAGATCACACCCGTAGCCATTGAGACCTTCGCGTAAAACTTTTACGCAAGCGCGCGAGAGTGAGCGCGGAACTGGTGATTCACCAGAATCACGGGCGAAAAAAAACCCCCGGATTTCTCCGGGGGTTTTTAGGGGTGGGGAAGGTTACTTGGCCTTAACTTCCGTCCAGCGCTTCATTTTCTCAAGGTAGGCCGTCGTGGCCTCATGCACGTACTTGTCCACGCTGGCATCCTCCAGCGCTTCGAACGTGGCCTTGATAGACTTGACGGCCTTCACGAAGTTATCGATCTTGTCCTGTTTGGACATCACGACGACCTTGGCTGGAAACTTGGTTTCGTACGCCATGGCGTACTCTCCAGCCAGTCGAGACGCTGTGGCCTTTGCCAGCCCGCGTTCGGCCTTGGCCTCCGCTAGTGCGGCCTTGGCAACCTTGACCTCCGCGACCGTGATGTCCTCGCGTTTGGTTTGACGCTCGGCCTCCGCGACCTTTGCGTCCAAGGCCTTCGCGTCAAGTTTGGCCTTATCGGCCGCATCACGTGCGGCCTTGAGGTCCGCATCACCCTCCGCGATAAACCACGCTTGTGCAGAGTCCCGGGCATACTTGGTCATCATGCGGACGTTTGAGTACGTGGGCGAGGCCTTGAGGATCACGTCCGACACTGCGGTGGCGAAGTGATCATATAGTGGCAGGGACGAGTCCCAGACCTTGTGGCCGGTGCGCTTCACGTACATAACCCCGACTTCCCCAGCCAGCGAACGGGCGGACTGATCGGCCTTAACGGCCTCGGTGAGTTTAGCGGCCTCAGTAGCGTTGAGGGTAACTGCGAGAATTGGCGTTTTTGCCATGATAGGTTCCTTTTGATGCCCCAGCAAAATCGCTGGAGTGAGTGAATTATCAGGCAAACGCTGTACATTGTCAAGTCTCTGTAAAAGTTTTACAGGGTTGGCGGACCCCACTATACCCGGGGAGGCCCGAATAAGTACCGGGCGAGCGCGGCTCAGCTACTATACTAATTTGCACATCCAATCCCTCACTTCCCAACTTTCGTCCCCCACCTCTATTTCTTGACATTGCACACCCACCCCCTTATCATTTCCAACACACCCCCCGGGGGGTATATATTTTTGCCATAACTTCTTCCCTTTACATTGTCTGATTTCAGCACAATCTTTGCAAATGCCAAAGCAGCTTGCAGCGAGACACCGCCGCAAGAGAGTCTGTTCGAGCCGGGGTTTACGGCACCACTGCCTCAAATCCCCCAAGCGCTCCCCACCAAAATCTCCAGTGGGCCACTGGGCCAGATCTCTAACCTGCTAAATGCTTACGACAAACGGGTGGTGGACGACCCCGCCCAGATCCGGTATTACGCAACCAACCGACTGCTGGAGTTGACGGACGACCCGGACGTGAAGATCCGGATCAAGGCGCTGGAGTTGTTGGGTAAAGTTGCCGATGTCGGACTGTTTGCCGACCGCACTGAGATCACTATTAAGGACAAGACCACTCGGGATCTTGAGAAAGAGCTTGAGGCGTACTTCAGCAAGTACGTGCAGGAGGTTCAGCCGGTTGAAGAGATTGAGGACGCTGTAATTAGCGAGCCGGAAGAGGAGGACTCGTTTGATTCTCCTTAATTTTTATTTTTCTTCTTTTTTCTTCTGTGCTTAATCTCGACCCCGTTGCAATACAGGCAGCACTCGCTGCCATGCCGCCGGAGGTTCGGGAGAAGGCGTCTTCCCTGTTGCAGGAATTAAACCGTCGCCGCAAGGTTGAGGGTTGCAAGTCAGATTTTTTGTCGTTTGTGCAAGAGATGTGGCCGGGGTTTATCCATGGCAAGCATCACAGGATCATGGCTGATGCATTCGAGAAAGTAGCCGAGGGCGAAATCAAGAGGGTCATCATCAACATGCCGCCACGGCACACAAAATCCGAATTCGCCTCCTTCCTACTACCTGCATGGTTCCTCGGTCGCTATCCAGAGAAAAAAGTCATCCAGACTTCTCACACGTCGGAGCTAGCCACCGGCTTTGGTCGCAAGGTGCGAAACCTTGTTGACTCTGACGCATACAAGACTATTTTTCCCGAAGTCTCCCTCCAAGCAGATTCCAAGGCTGCTGGGCGGTGGAGCACCAATAAGGGAGGCGACTATTTTGCTATCGGGGTTGGAGGTGCCGTCACCGGTAAGGGTGCGGATCTGCTTATTATTGATGACCCCCATTCTGAGCAGGAAGCTGCCCTAGGGGAGACCAACCGTGAGGTCTACGACAGGGTGTACGAGTGGTACACGTCCGGGCCGCGCCAGCGTCTGCAACCGGGGGGCTCTATTATTATAGTGATGACGCGCTGGTCTAAGCGCGACCTCACGGCGCAGGTCATCAAGAGTTCGCTCACCCGTGGCGGTGAGGAGTGGGAGGTGATCGAGCTACCTGCCATCATGCCCTCGGGTAAACCCTTATGGCCTCAGTTCTGGTCTCTAAAAGAACTTCAGGCCCTTAAAGACGAGTTGCCGGTCCACAAGTGGGACGCGCAGTACATGCAGCAGCCCTCCGGTGCCGGGGGCTCTATTATTAAGAGGGAATGGTGGAAGGAGTGGGAGAAGGAAGACCCACCAGATGTTGACTATATTATACAGTCGTGGGACTGCGCGTTCTCAGCCAAGGAGCGGGCCGACTACTCTGCCTGCACCACGTGGGGCGTGTTTAATCGTGAGAATGAGCACGGCGATAGGATGCCAAACCTCATCCTGCTTGATGCGTTCAAAGCGCGGATAGACTTTCCCGATTTAAAGCGAAAAGCACTAGAGCTATATAAAGAGTACAACCCAGACACCTGCATCATCGAGGCAAAGGCGTCAGGAACCCCTCTGATTCAAGAGTTGCGTAGCATGGGGGTCATGCTTTCGGAGTATACTCCGTCAAGAGGTTCACGGGCGGCGAGTAACGACAAGATTGCTCGCGTCAATTCGATAGCAGATTTGTTCGCAAGTGGCGTAATATGGGCCCCGCAGACCCGGTTTGCTGAGGAAGTTATCGAGGAATTTGCATCTTTCCCTGCTGGGGAAAACGACGACTTGGTAGACTCCTGCACGCAGGCCCTGATGCGGTTCCGTCAAGGTGGATTTATTCAATTACCGAGCGACGAGAAGGATGCTGAAGAGTATTTCAAGTCTCGCCGCCGCTTAGCGTACTACTAAAGGCTAAAAATGGCTGTGAATATCGAGAATACGACTGGTTTGGGGGCTGGATTGGCTGGAATTGAGGACGAAAGCCTCGATTCGCCCGGTTTTGAGCTTATGCTGCCAGATTTGGAAGACGAAAACGACGCCGATGTCGAAATTATCATCGGAGAAGGTGAAATTGACACCGAAAACGAGGATTTTGACGCAAATTTGGCCGAAAACATGTCGGAAAGCGAGCTTTCCCTCATTGCAGACGAGATTGACGAGTTAGTAACGGCAGATATTAATAGTCGCAAAGACTGGGCGGACACCTATGTGCGCGGATTGGAAGTGCTTGGGCTCAAATATGAGCAGCGCACCGAGCCGTGGGATGGCGCTTGCGGGGTATTTTCCACCGTATTGACCGAAGCGGCTATCAGATTCCAAGCCGAGACGATTATGGAGACTTTTCCGGCTCAAGGGCCGGTAAAAACCCAGATTATTGGTGAAATTGACGAGATTAAGGAAGAAGCGGCAGATCGTGTCAGGGATGACATGAACTACCAATTGACCGAGAAAATGACGGAATATCGCTCAGAACATGAGCGCATGCTGTTTAGCCTCGGACTTGCCGGTGCCGCATTCAAAAAGGTCTATTTTGATCCGTCATTAGACCGCCAAGTATCGCTATACGTCTCGGCTGAAGACCTGATTATGCCCTATGGGTCATCTAATATTCAGACGGCTGAGCGTGTTACGCACATGATGCGTAAGACAAAAAACGAGATTCGCAAACTCCAAGTAGCGGGTTTTTACCGAGATATTGAGCTTGGCGAGCCTGTCAATATCGCAACTGACATTGAGAAAAAGAAAGCCGACGAGCAAGGCTATTCTATTACCGACGATGACCGGTATCAGACGTGCGAAGTCCATATTGACTACAACTTGCCGGGGTACGAAGACCCTGACGAGATTGCCCTGCCGTACATCATCACATACGAGCGTGGGACGCTAAAAGTCCTAGCAATTCGACGCAATTGGGAGCCGGATGACCCTAAACGACTCAAACGCCAGCATTTCGCGCAGTACAACTACATCCCCGGATTCGGGGTGTATGGCATGGGCCTTATTCACATCATCGGGGGCTACGCCCGTGCGGGGACCTCATTAATTCGCCAACTCGTTGACGCCGGTACTCTCTCCAACCTGCCGGGTGGTCTGAAGACCCGAGGACTGCGGATCAAAGGCGACGACACGCCCATCTCCCCCGGAGAGTTTAGGGACGTGGACATTCCTAGCGGGGCGTTGAAAGACAACGTAATGCCGCTGCCGTACAAGGAACCTAGCCAAGTTTTGTCTGGTCTGCTGGACAAAATCACGGAAGAAGGTCGCCGCCTCGGTGCTATTAGTGATATGAACATCTCCGACATGAGTGCCAACGCACCTGTCGGAACCACGCTCGCTCTATTAGAACGCACCCTCAAAACCATGTCTGCGGTCCAAGCTCGGGTGCATTTCTCGATGAAAGAGGAGTTCAAGCTCCTCAAGAACATCATTCGGGACTATACGCCTCCGGAGTATAGCTACACGCCAGACTTCACGTCTGATCGCAAGGTCAAGCAGTCTGACTATGACATGGTGGACATCATCCCCGTGTCCGACCCCAACAGCAGCACGATGGCACAACGCATCATGCAGTATCAGGCGGTCATACAACTAGCAAGCACAGCGCCCCAGATCTATAACCTGCCAAACCTGCACCGGCAGATGATCGAGATCCTTGGTATTAAGAATGGCGAGGACTTAGTTCCGGTCGAGGATGACGAGAAGCCTCGTGATCCGATCAGCGAGAATATGTCCGTGCTCAAGGGTAAGCCCGTCAAGGCGTTCATCTATCAGGATCACGACGCTCATATTGCAGCGCACAACGCGTTCATGCACGACCCGATGATCATGCAGCAGATGGGCCAGAATCCACAGGCTCAGATGTTGATGGCATCCATGCAAGCACACATCGCTGAACACCTTGGGTTCTCATACCGCAAACAGATCGAGGACCGGATGGGCGTGCACATGCCAGCGCCAGATGCTGAGATGCCTCCAGAAGTTGAGGTTCAGTTGTCACGGATGGTCGCGCAGGCCAGCCAGCAGCTACTTCAGATTCACCAAGGTCAGGCGGCTCAACAACAGGCGCAGCAAGTGGCACAAGATCCGCTCATCCAAATGCAGCAGCAAGAGTTGCAGATTAAATCCCAAGACGTGCAGCGCAAGGCCCAGAAAGATCAGACTGACGCTCAGATTGCTGCGGCTAAGCTCCAGCTTGAGCGCGACCGGATCGGGGTTGACGCGCACATCCGGGCCGCACAGGTCAAAGCACAGGCTAATCGTCCACCACCTGCACCACCACGACCACCGGGGAAATAAATGGATGAACGGATGTTCCGTTACCTACAAGAGCGCAACCAGAACAGGAGGGAGGTCATCATGGACTTCCTGAGTTCTGGTGGCGCTAAAGACGTTGCAGAGTACCGCGAAGCGGTTGGAGTCATCAAAGGTCTACTCCAAGCAAATCAAGACCTTGAGGAACTTTTTGATCGGATGAAGGAATTTGAGAATGAATGACGCCGTGGATCTATCGTTGCTGCTAAATAAGACCGAAGAACAGAAAGCTACCCAGCTACCCCAGCCTAAAGGCTATAAGATCCTTGTGACATTGCCTGACATTGACGAGGAATTTGAGAGCGGGATTATCAAGCCCTCTCAAGTTGTGTACCACGAGCAGCTCCTCTCCAACGTCCTTTTCGTGGTCGAGCTAGGCGACATGGCGTACTCCGACACCACCCGGTTCCCCACCGGTCCGTGGTGTAAGAAGGGTGATTTTGTCATGTGCCGCGCCAACACGGGCACCCGGTTCAAGATCCATGGCCGGGAGTTTCGGCTAATTAATGACGACTCGATTGAAGCGGTTGTTGAAGATCCCCGTGGCATTGGCCGCGTGAACTAAGGAGATACCCATGGCAGATATGGAGAAAGACGACTTTAAGTTCCCCGATGAGGTGGAGATTAATGCGAAGGACGGAAAAGAAGATAAGGTCGAGTTTGAGATCGAAGACGATGAAGCGCCGGTAAAGCTGGAGGTTGTCGATGACACCCCCGCCGAGGACCGTGGGCGCAAGCCGATGGAAGACGAGCCGGATGAGGTCACCGACGAGGAGCTATCCCGGTACAAAGACACGCGCTTGCGTGATCGCCTGTCGCATCTGAGCAAAGCTCGTCATGAGGAGCGGCGTCAGAAAGAGGCCGCATTCCGCGAGCGGGAAGAGGCTATTAATATAGCGCAGCGGATTCTGGCTGAGAATGAGCAGCTAAAGAACTCCATGGGGAATAACCACAAGGTTATTCTGGATCAGGCAAAGACGGTTGCCGAGCAGGAATTCGCGCAAGCAAAGGCGCAATTCAAAGCTGCATACGAGTCCGGTGATGCTGATGCGCTAGTTACAGCGCAAGAGGCATTCACTAATGCAAAGTTGAAAGCCGACCGGATTGAAGCCGCAAGGCAAAAATCTTTGCAAGAACGCGAAAATGTGGTACAAAGTCAACCACAGCCTCCAACTCCTGCGAGGGAGGCCCCAGTTGATGAAAAAGCGTTGCGGTGGAAAGACCGTAATAGCTGGTTCAACAAAGACCGGGAAATGACTGGCTTCGCTCTCGCAGTGCATGAGAAGCTGGTCGAAGAGGAAGGGGTTAATCCTCAGTCTGACGCATATTACGAGCGCATTGACGCCCGTATGCGTGAGAAGTTCCCCGAGAAGTTCAGTAGTCAGCCCAGACGGTCGAACGTAGTGGCCCCGGCAACACGCAGCACTGCGCCAAAGAAAATCGTGCTGAAGTCGAGTCAGGTCAGCTTGGCGAAGCGTCTCGGAATCCCGCTTGAGCTTTATGCCAAGCAAGTCGCTCTGGAAATGCGGAAGGAACGTGCCTAAATGAAAGTAACCCAACAGAATCGTGAAGATCGTGCTACTGAATCCCGCGTAATGGCGGAGCGTCCAAAACAGTGGGCACCACCTACACTGCTTCCTGACCCAAAGCCGCAAGATGGCTGGGCCTACCGTTGGATTCGTCTTTCAACCCTTGGGCAAAACGATCCGACTAATATTTCCGCAAAACTCCGTGAGGGCTGGGAGCCGGTGCGTGCGGAAGACCATCCCGAAGTCCACGTCTACAGCGACGACAATGGTCGCTTTAAAGACAATATTGTGGTCGGCGGGCTGATGCTTTGCAAGACACCCAGAGAATTTGTTGAGCAGAGGGATGCTTATTATCAGAAGCAGACCGACGGCCAGATGAATTCGATTGATAGCCACTTCATGCGCGAGAACAATCCAAAGATGCCTCTCTTTAAAGAGCGGCGATCTGAGGTGAGTTTTGGCAAAGGTAATTAATTTTTTTGGAGCTTTAAATGGCTTACCCTGTGATTGACGCGCCCTACGGGCTAAAGCCGATCAATCTGATCGGTGGTCAGGTATTTGCGGGTTCCACTCGCATGTATCCGATCCTTCAAGCGTACGGCACCGGCCTCTTTAACGGCGATGTTGTACAACTGGCTGCTACTGGAACTGTAGCTGCTACCACTTTGGCAATCTCCACGACCTCGCAAGCTGCGCAGACCGTTGTCCCTGCAACGATTGGTGTGTTTGTTGGTTGTGAGTATTCGCCTCCAAGCGGCCCGATTTATGGCGCTCAACGCGCTCAGTATTGGCCTGCTGGGACGAACGCAACTGATGCTGTTGCTTATGTTGTGGACGATCCTGACACTGTGTTCAAGTCGGCTGTGCTGGCTATGCCAGCGGCTGCGACTAACACGGCTACAGCTCTTAGTACGATTGGCTACATGTCGCCTACCTTTGTTGGTAGCAACGTGTACTACGTCGGCGCTAACGTCGGTAGCACCGCAACGGGTAACTCCACCGGTGGTGTGGTCGGTAACACTGCTGGCGCAGGCAACGGTGCCGGTAACCTGCTGAAAACCAACGCCAACACTGCGGCTTTCCGCGTTGTTGGTCTGGTGGATGAGACGGCTGTTACGGTCACGACTTCGCTGACTGCTGCGGCATCGTCTACGTCCCTGACGGTTGCTTCGACCACTGGTGTGTTCCCCGGTATGCAGGTCATCATCCCTAGCTTCACGGCTGGTGCTGGCGGCGCTGGATACAACACTTATGTCACGGCTGTGACGAGTTCGACGGCAGTTACCGTCTCGGCTAGCATCACTGCTGCCAGCGGATCGGCTGTTGCATTTGTCGGATACCCTGAAGTTCTGGTTAAGTGGAACTTTGGCTATCACGGCTACTACAACGCTACCAGCGTCTAAGGAGTAACTTAAAATGGCAATTTCACGCGCCCAACTACTCAAGGAACTCCTTCCGGGGCTTAACGCGCTGTTTGGTTTGGAGTACGCCCGCTACGGCGAGGAGCACAAGGAAATCTACGAGCAGGAGACTTCCGAGCGTTCCTTCGAAGAAGAGACCAAGCTCTCGGGCTTTGGTGCTGCGCCGGTTAAGAACGAAGGTCAGGCAATCTCGTACGACAACGCACAAGAAGCATGGACCGCTCGTTACAACCACGAGACTGTTGCGATGGGCTTCTCGGTTACCGAAGAAGCAATGGAAGACAACCTGTATGACAGTTTGTCCAGCCGTTACACCAAAGCTCTGGCTCGCGCAATGTCGTACACCAAGCAGGTCAAAGCTGCCAACATCCTGAACAACGGCTTTAGCTCCGCGTTCACGTATGGCGACGGCAAGCCCCTGTTCAGCACTCAGCACCCGCTGATCTCTGGTGGCGTTAACAGCAACACTCCTTCGACCGCTGTCGATCTTAACGAAACCGCTCTTGAAAACGCAGTGATTCAGATCGCTGGGTGGACGGACGAGCGTGGTCTGCTGATCGCCGCTAAGCCGAAGAAGCTGGTCATTCCGCCTGCTCTGATGTTCGTTGCTACTCGTCTGTTGGAAACCAGCCTCCGTGTTGGTACTACCGACAACGACATCAACGCAATCAAGAACAACGGTTCGATCCCTGAGGGTTACACCGTTAACCACTTCTTGACCGACACGAACGCATGGTTCCTTACGACCGACGTTCCTAACGGCCTGAAGCACTTTGTCCGCGTTCCATTGTCAACTTCCATGGATGGAGACTTTGATACTGGCAACGTGAGATACAAAGCGCGCGAGAGGTATTCGTTTGGAGTGAGCGACCCGCTCGGAATGTACGGATCGCCCGGTTCGAGCTAAAAACTCTATATAAATCAAGCATTTAGCTAGGTTGGGGGCCCCGCAAGGGGCCCTTTTCTTTTTTCTTGACTTCTTGTCGGCTCTTTAGTACATTACCTGTTACTAAATCTCGGAGGTCACATGGACACCACCAACCTACCCAAAACCCGCAAAGAAGCCCAAGAAACCGGAGCCGCCTACTACTTCACGGGGGAACCGTGCAAGCACGGGCACGTCGCTCCACGTAAGACCAAGGGGCCTTGCGTCGAGTGCCTGAAAATTGAGTGGCAGAAGTCCGCCGTAACTAGAGCGGAATACTTCAAAGAGTACAACCGGAAAGAATCAGTCAAAGACGCCAAACATGAGTGGTACATTCAGAATCGGGAGACGGTAGTCGAACGAGCAAAAGCAACTCCACCCCATCTTAAAAAGCAGTACCAAGCTACGTGGAAAGCTCAAAATACGTTATGGGTTCGAGCGGATACTAAAGCTAGACGCCGCAAACACCGGCACGCTACTCCGCCATGGTTGACGCAAAAACAAAAGGCCCAAATACGACACATGTATCAGATTGCGATCACGATGACGAAGACCACGGGGGAGCAGTACGTAGTGGACCACATCTGGCCTTTGCGCTCAGATGAGGTGTGCGGGCTGCATGTGCCTTGGAATTTACGGGTCATCACGCAGGCGGAAAACCTGCGAAAGTCAAACACCCTGCCGGATGACTCCGAAGCACTTGCGTTCCACAAAATAGCGTGATATAAACACTCATACCTAGACCACCCGACTTGCTGACTGACTAGGCAGACTTCCCTCAAGAGACAGCAAGTTTTGATTTGAGGACATATAATGGGTTTCGCTTCCCACCTTGGCCCGTGGCTACTTGGCACCAACAAGTACACCACCGGTACGACCGCTGGCACGATTCAGAACATGGGCGCAACGCCTTGTGTTCAGACCAAAACTGTTGCCGCTACTGACATCACCGCTGCAACGACGGCATTTGTGCTCCCTGCTGGCGCATTGATCCAGCGCGTAACGTACTTGGTTACGACCGCTTATGCGACTACCACGCCTACGATTGTTGTTCAAGTGAACGGCAATGCGGTTTCTGCTGCAACTTCGGTTAGCGCGTTTGGTAACACTGGATCAACGGACATCCCTCTGGGAACGTCTAACCCAGCTTTGGTTGCTAACGTGGGAACGACTGATGCGGTTGTGTCATTTACACAAGCTAACGTGACTGGTTCGACTGGCGCAGGTATTTTGACCATCGCGTACGTTGTCCGTGGCTCTGATGGCTCGATGTATCCGACCTCGCAGCAGAACTAATTAAGGGGCTGACATGCGCCCGATTGTTTATACAATCACTGGGGGGAATGGTACTCAGACCTACTCCCCCGTATGCCCAGTTGATCACTATGTTTCCCCGGCTAATATCGGTTTGAACGTAGTGGTCACTGGGACCATCACCTACACGGTGCAGTACACGTTTGATAACGTGTTTGCGGCTGGATATGACCCGAATGCGGGCAGTGCAAACTGGACTAGCCACCCAACGCTAGGTACGCAAACGATTACGAAAGACTCCAATATTTCGTACCCAGTGCGGGGCATTCGGATTATTTCTCCGGCATCCCCTGCGTCTACCGGCACTGCTACTTTGACCATCATCCAAGGTGGTGGAGGCGGATTAGCATGATTGCTAGCAGCATTGACGGTTCTAACTCAACGCTTGATTTGCTGTCTACGCTGCTTGCTGACCCAACTGTTTATGCAGATAAGCTCAAGGCGCTGACCGAAGCCACTGCTGAAAACAAAAAGTATGTGGAATTGGTTGGCCCCGCCTCTGAGATTCTGGCTACTCGGGCGCAAGCAGATGAAGATCGTGCAGCCGCAGCTAAAGCTGTAGCAGATGCAAAAACTCAAGCTGACAGTATTGTTAACGGTGCTAAAGCAGATGCTGCGGCTATTCTTGCAGAAGCTCAAGGCCAAGCAGATACTTTGGTAGCACAAGCTAAAGCTCAGAAAGATGAATCTGACGCGGTGCTAGCGCAATCAAAAGCGTCTCTGGCTGATGTCAAACGGGCAGAGTCCGAGGCCAAAGCAGCAACTGCTGCGGCTAAAGCTCAATCTGATAGTTTGGCAACGGCGCAAGCGGCGGCTGAAGCCCTGCAAGCAGAAGTAAACGACATCAAGGCAGCACTGCTGGCGAAGACTAAAGCCTTCATCGAAGGGTTGTAATGTCAGTCGTCCTGCTCACAGAGCCTTTCTCTGGTGGGGGTGGTGGTTCGGGCACGGTAACGTCAGTTGATGTAGTTGGCGGTACTACCGGGCTTACCACATCCGGTGGTCCCGTCACGACCGCTGGCGTTATTACATTAGGCGGAATACTCGGCCCCGCAAACGGCGGGACCGGAACGGCGACACCGGGGTTAGTAGCCGGTACGAACGTCACAATTACTGGAACTTGGCCTAACCAAACCATCAATTCCTCTGGTGGTGGCGGTGGTGGTTCTGGGACAGTTACGACTGTCTCTGTAGTATCTGCAAATGGTTTGGCTGGCACGGTGGCAAATGCCACCACAACCCCGGCGATCACGCTTTCCACGACGATAACGGGGATACTGAAGGGCAACGGCACCGCAATCAGTACGGCAACAAGCGGGACAGACTACGCACCTGCAACATCTGGAACGTCAATTCTTTATGGTGACGGGGCAGGCGGATTCTCCAACGTAACGGTTGGTTCTGGGCTTACCTTTGTTGGCGGAACGCTGGCTTCTACAGGCGGTGGTGGGTCTGTTACGAGCGTTAATGCAACTGCGCCCGTGGCCTCTAGTGGTGGGACGGCCCCCACTATCAGCCTTAACGCAGCTTATGGCGACACGCTAAACCCATACGCAAGCAAAACAGCTAACTATATTCTGGCTGCACCCAACGGAACCGCAGGTGCTCCTACTTTCCGTGCATTAGTTGCTGCGGATATTCCTTCGTTAAATTACCAAGCCCCGATCACGTTAACAACGACGGGTACAAGCGGTGCTGCCACCTTTATTGGCAATACGCTTAATATTCCAAACTACGCTACTGGTGGCGGGTCTGGAACAGTCACTCAGGTTGACGGAACAGGCACGGTCAACGGGATTACGCTAACTGGATCGGTCACAAGCTCCGGCAGTTTAACGCTTGGTGGTACGCTTTCTAACGTCAGCCTTGCTACTCAAGTCACCGGCAATTTGCCGGTAACTAATCTGGGCAGCGGCACTGGCGCATCAAGCACGACATTTTGGAGAGGCGACGGTACTTGGGCCACCCCTGCTGGCGGCGGTGGCGGCAGTCCAAACCTTGACGGTGGAACGCCAACAAGTAACTACGGCGGCATCACCGCGATTAACGGAGGTACGCCGTAAATGGCAACGCAGATTCAACTTAGAAACGGCACTGCCTCGGCATGGACTGCGGCTAACCCAACGCTTGCTGTTGGCGAGATGGGTGTTGAAACAGATACCAACAGATTCAAGATTGGCACAGGTTCAACCGCGTGGAACACGCTGGGGTATTCGGCTGGCTTTGCCTATAAAGGCACTTGGTCGAGCGTCACCGCCTATGTAGTAAACGACATGGTTTACTACAACGGGTCGAGCTACATCTCCATTCAGAACGGAACGAACCAGAACCCCTCCACGGCTACCACTTATTGGAGTTACGTTGCTGTTGCCGGGACCAATGGTACAAACGGCACTAATGGCACGAACGGGACCAACGGCACATCGTTCACATGGCGCGGTACTTGGGTAAGTGGTACAAGCTACGCGGTAAACGATAACGTCTACTACAGCGGTTCAAGCTACATCTGTACGGTTGCCACATCTAGCACGACTGCTCCTCCGTCACTCCCCGGCAACTGGTCTTTGCTGGCTCAAGCAGGGTCAATGTCTGGCCCGGTATCGTCTACCGATACGGCAATTGCTCTGTTTAACGGTACTGGCGGCTCGACGCTTCAGAACAGCACAATCACGGTCAGTGCAACGGGAACGATAGCGGCGGCATCAGGCACGATGACGTTGACCAACCCCACGGTCACGAACTACGTTGAAACTCCATACGTCAACACTGCCGGTACGTCAGTAACGATTAACTTGGCAAACGGCACGTTCCAACGGTTCACAATCTCTGGTGGTAACGCTACGATTACAACGCCAACAGCGGTTGCTGGCAAGAGCTTTATCTTGATTCTGACGCAGGATTCAACGCCGAGAACAGTGACTTGGACAACGGTTGTGTGGCCTTCTGGCACTGCGCCAACTATTAGTACGGGTTCTGGTAAGCGTGACATCTTCTCCTTCTTTTCAGATGGCACAAGCTGGTTTGGCGCAACAATTGGGCAGAACTACTAATGTTTGCTGCGTCTAAATCCGGGCAGTCTACGGTTGCTGCCACAGACCCGTATTTTAAGTACGTTCCGTTGCTGCTGGAGACCACGACCACAAACGGTCAGCAGAACAACACGTTCTTAGATTCCAGCACCAACAACTTCACCATCACTCGCAACGGAACCCCAACGCAGGGTTCTGTGACTCCGTACTGGCCTGATGGGTATTGGAGTAATTACTTCAATGGTAGTTCGGATTATTTGACCGCTCCAAACAACGCGGCGTTGGCATTGGGTGCTGGTGATTTTACCGTTGAATTTTGGGCTTTTGTTTTAAATAGCTCTGGCGCATATATTGCCGTTGACTCTAGAAACGCTGGCTCAGATGCTGGTTTTGCAATTCTTTTTGAGACAAGTAGCGGATATAACGTCCGAGTTTATAGAAACGGCGCTTATTTGCTTACGTCAAGCGCTGTTGTAACAACAAATGCATGGAATCACGTTGCGTTTGTAAGAAACGGGGCGACCTCATATTTGTATTTGAACGGGGTGCAAGTAGCATCTGCCGCAGACGCAAACACTTACGTTGAACCCGGAACTTTAAAAATTGGAGTCGGTTGGAATACTGTTAATTATTTTCCGGGCTATATTTCCAACCTTCGCATCGTCAAAGGTACAGCGGTCTACACGAGCGCATTCACGCCACCCACGACTCCGCTCACGGCAATCACCAACACTTCTCTTCTTACCTGCCAAAGCAACAGGTTCAAAGACAACAGCACCAACAACTTTGCCATTACGGCTGCCGGCACTCCCAAGGTCCAAGCATTCCAGCCGTTCTCCCCGCCAGCTTCGTACACCACTGCGGCGTATGGGGGGAGTGGGTATTTCAATGGTTCAAGCGATTATCTGACTGCGCCAGCAAACACTGCATTTGCATTTGGCACAGGTGATTTCACTGTTGAGGCTTGGCTTTACACAACATCAAGAATAGGCTCTGGAAACTTTGGTTCTCAAATTGCTGGATGCCAAATTTATGGGGTTAGCGCAGATTGGCTGTTTTGTTTAACAGCAGGGGGGTTGTTGTATTTTCAAATCACTTCGTCTATCACTGGCGCTTACGTTTCTACATCAACCGTTCCGCTAAACGCTTGGACTCATGTTGCATTTGTAAGAGCAAGTGGGGTAGTAAAAGCTTTTATCAATGGCGTAGATGCTGGGAACTCTGGAACCTATGCAACTTCTATAACCAACGCTTCAACTTCTTTTAGCGTCGGCGGGGCGTCAAATGGAAGCGCAAACAGTTTGTTGCAAGGTTATATTTCCAACCTTCGTATTGTCAAAGGAACGGCTGTTTATTCTGCCAACTTTACGCCGCCGACCGCACCAGTCACGGCTATTACCAACACCAGCCTACTGACCAACTTCACCAACGCGGGAATCTACGACGCTGCGGCGCAGAACAATCAGATCACGGTAGGAAGCGCACAGGCCAGCACCACTATTAGTCCAAAGTGGGGCGTCACCAGCATGAAGTTCAACGGGACTACGGACTATTTGAATCCTCCGAGTAACCCTGCGTTTGCGTTTGGCACTGGGGACTTCACGCTGGAGTGCTGGATATACGCTACGGCAGCAAGTGATTCGGCGATATACGAAGGCCGAGCAGCCGGAAGCGGAACTGCTGGGTTTACCCTGACTGCTTTTAGCTCCAGCGTCATTCGTATTTACACTGGCGCGGCGGTTCTCATCGCAAGTTCAGGCACAACGTATCTGAACCAGTGGACCCATGTGGCTGTTGTTAGAGCTTCAGGCACTACCACGTTATACATCAACGGCACTTCTGTTGGCACGTCGGCTGGTATGGGTAACCTGACGGACACGACTCCTTTGATTGGGGCAGGAAGATATACGGGGTTGACCACGCCAAGTTCGTTTTTCACCGGCTACTTGCAAGACTTCAGGGTCACCAAAGGTTACGCTCGGTACACCGCTAACTTCACACCGCCAACAGCAGCATTCCCGACGAGGTAATCGTGCAGCTTGCTAACTCAGAACTCATCATCAAAGACCACACAGAGTGGTTTCCTAACACCTCGTTCGGTGACCGTGGGCCGTCGCTGGACTGGATTGCGGATCAGGGCTACTACGTCATCTCGGTGTGGAAACCCTACGACCATGCGACCGAGAAGTTAGTTTCTGCTGCCCCGCATCTGTATGACGGGATGTGCTGTCTGGTTGATGTAGAACCGCTGACCGCTGAAGAACTTCAGGCACGAGTTGATACCCAATGGTCTGCGATCCGCAGCGCCCGTAATCAGATGCTCAAAGATACGGACTGGACCCAGCTATCGGACTCTCCGGTTGACAAAACTGTATGGGCAACGTATCGTCAGGAACTACGCGATATAACCACCCAGCCAGACCCGTTTAACATTACATGGCCGAAACAAAATGGCTAAGTCCCCGGCATGGCAGCGTAAAGAAGGCAAAAACCCCGAAGGCGGACTGAACGCCAAGGGCAGAGCGTCTGCAAAAGCGCAAGGTATGAATCTCAAACCTCCGCAGCCCGAAGGCGGCTCACGGCGCGACTCATTCTGTGCCCGGATGACCGGTATGAAGAAGAAACTCACCAGCGCCAAGACCGCCAACGACCCCGACTCCCGTATCAATAAGAGCCTCCGGGCGTGGAGGTGCTAAGTGGAACCCCAGCTCTGGAACATCATTTTGTCAGTTGCCACCGGTGCAATTGGCTTCATCCTAAAGAACCTGTTTGACGAACTGAAGCGCCTTCAGATTCTTATCAACAAAACTCGCGAAGAACTTCCTAGAGAGTATGTGACCAGAGCACAGCTCGATGCGGACGTGAAACGCATTTTCGACCGACTTGATCGCCTTGAGATCAAGATTGATAAGTTGATGGAAAAACACTCATGAGAAAACTAAAAAAGTTTAAGCGCTACGACGAAGGTGGGGCTGTAGGCGCAGGTTCGGGCGATCCATTCTCATACACGGACTTTAGCAACCGCGCCCGGTCGGTAAAAGCTGAAGAACGTAAAGAAGCTAAAGCTGAAAAAACGGAAGACGCCCCCACTAGAGCGGAACCTGTTAAACCTGCTGAAACTAAGCCTGTCGAAAGTGGTAGTGGGAAAATAGCTAGCTCTTCTACAATGACTGATGAGGAAAGTCGCGCGGACTACGATAAAGGCGCGGCACCTAGCAGCTTTACTACCACGGCTTCTAGGCCCGCCGCTGGTTCTTCTGCTTCTGCTTCTAAACCCGCTGCTCCTAAACCCGCTAAAATCACCCAAGATTCTGAGGCCGGTAAATCGCGCGGGATGCGAGGGGATGGCCCCCCTGTGTTCTCTACTCCTCCTAGACGGGCTAAACCTGAAGACATTCCCGGTACGGATGTTATTCCGGGGCCTAAGGGTGAAGAAATTGACAACTCTAATTTAGCCGGTAAACAACTTGCTCAGTCTGCGATGGCCGCTTCTCCTGCGTTGCGCGGTGTGGGTGCCGGTATTCGTGGGGCCATGGGCCTAGGTCGGATGTTTGAGTCTGCCTCCACCCCTGCACCTAAATCTACACCCAAAATTGAGCCAAGGCTAGACTCAAAGGCGGATACAGTTTCTGCCAAACCCGCTGTTGAGCGAGTTAAAGACGCCAAGATTGAAGGGCCATCCGCACCACCAAAGCCAAAGACTGCTACGGAAGAAATGGGCTTGCGTGACACTCCTTCGATGGAGCGGATGCGTAAGGCCAAAGAAGCCGCTAAAGAAGGTCCGCCGGAACCACTACGGGTAAAGACTTCTGCCGAAAGGAAGGGTTTGAAAGAAACCCCTTCGATGGAGCGGATGCGTAAGGCCAAGGAAGCTGCCAAAGAAGGGCCTCCAGCGCCAGCTAAGACGAAGACCCCTGCGGAAGAAATGGGTTTGAGTGAGACTTCCGCAATGGAAAAATCCCGTAAAGCTAACGAAGGCCCTCCCGATTTGGGGGCACGCTCGCGTCGGGTTGCCGCTGCTCAGAAGCGTAGCGATAAGATTCCGCAGAAAGAGCGCGAACCCGGCTTCATGCAAGAGTATATTGCTGGCCGCGCAGAAAAACGCAATCGCATTAAAGATCTTCCGAATGACGGGTTGTCCACTCCTCGGTACGATATGAAAAAGGGCGGTAAAATCCCAGCCTTTAAGAAGGGTGGATTTGTCGGTCGTGCAGATGGTTGCGCTCAGCGCGGTAAAACCAAAGGTAGGATGGTGTAATGCCTTCTTCCTCAAAGGCCCAACACAACTTTATGGAGGCGATTGCTCATTCGCCTTCGTTTGCTAAAAAAGCCGGTGTGCCGCAATCGGTTGGTAAAGACTTTGCAGCGGCTGACAAGGGTCGTAAATTTTCTAAGGGTGGTGACATGGCTGAATCGAAAGCAATGGTTGGCAAAGAAGTGGCCTTCATGAAGAAGAAAGGCGCTCCTGCTTCCATGATCAAACATGAAAAAGCGGAAATGAAAGGTTACGCCAAGGGCGGCTCGATTGACGGCTGCGCTCAACGTGGCAAGACCAAAGCCAAGCAGATCAAAATGGCTGGCGGCGGGAAGTGTTGAGATGATGGCAAGCCGTGGGATGGGCGCTATCGACCCATCCAAGATGCCGGGAAAAAAGGTTATCAAACGTAAAGATAACCCAAATGATGTCGCCATGTATGCTGAAGGCGGGCATGTTGGTCTGTACGACAACATCAACGCCAAACGCAAACGTATTGCCCAAGGCTCTGGCGAGAAGATGAGGAAGCCCGGAGCTAAGGGCGCTCCTTCCAAACAAGACTTTATCGACTCTGCTAAAACGGCTAAAAAATGACAGTATCCGGAGTCGCCAACTTTGATATGAACTTCACGGAACTCGCTGAAGAAGCGTTTGAACGTGCAGGTCGTGAGATGCGCTCCGGTTACGATCTTCGGACGGCGCGGCGTAGTGCTAATATCATGATGGCCGAGTGGGCCAACCGTGGTATCAATATGTGGACGATTGAGCAGGGCTCGATTCCCATGAACGAAGGCACTGCGACCTACAATCTGCCCTCCGACACAGTAGACCTGCTTGAGCACGTAATCCGTACTGGATCGGGAAATACTGCCACCCAAGCGGATCTGACCATCACTCGGATTAGCGTTTCAACGTACGCCACGATCCCAAACAAACTTAGCCAAGCGCGTCCGATCCAAGTTTATATTGACCGCAAGCAAGCTACCCCCACGATTACTGTCTGGCCTATTCCAGATCAGGGTACAACTTTAGATCCGTACTACACCTTTGTCTACTGGCGGCTGCGTCGGATGGACAACATCAACACGGGTGTCAACACCGCCGACGTGAACTTCCGGTTTCTCCCCTGCCTTACCGCAGGGTTGGCTTACTATATAGCCATGAAGATTCCTGAGGGGGCGCAACGTCTTGACATGCTAAAGACTGAGTATGAATATCAGTGGCAGTTGGCCGCGTCTGAAGACCGGGAGAAAGCAGCGGATCGGTTCGTGCCCCGGCAGTATTTTATCGGTAGCAGCTAATGGGTAATAGGTTTGCCTCTGGCAAAAGAGCTATTGCGGAGTGCGACCGGTGCGGATTCCGTTTTAAGTTAAAGGATCTCAAAAAGCTAGTAGTCAAGACAAAACTGGTAAATATCAAGGTCTGTCCTCAGTGTTGGACACCAGATCAGCCGCAGCTTCAGCTTGGTATGTATCCGGTCGAGGACCCTCAGGCACTACGGGAACCCCGTAAAGATCTTAGCTACTATCAGTCTGGTGTGAATGTGCTCGGCTACCCGTCAGAAGGTAGTAGAATTTTTCAGTGGGGTTGGAATCCAGTTGGCGGGTCTAGGGGGTTTGACGACCCATTAACACCCAATTATTTGGTTGCGACAACATACGTTGGTACAGTAACGGTTACGACATCATAGGAGTCCGTAATGGACAGGAAGGAAGTTAAAGATATTGCGGACACAGAAGTTCGCGCTCACGAGAAGCGGATGCACAAGGGCGCTAAAGGCATGAAAGCCGGTGGCCCGACCACGGATGACCGCATGAAATATGGCAAAAACATGGCTCGCGTCATGAACCAGCGCAGCGGCGCACGGGGGCGGTAATGGGAAATTTTAGTATGAAACGTGGTGGAAAAGAGGTTGGCCCTGCTTCAACCTATGCCCAGCCGCACAGCATGTCGGGCAAAAAAGGTGTTGATTTAAGCAACAGTGGTTATAGCAAAGACTCCCGATCCATGAGTCTTGATGACCTGTGCGTCAGCGTCAGTAACGTCTCTAGTAAAGAGTGCCCTCCACCTAAGACTTCCGGCATTAAAATGCGCGGCGTTGGCGCAGCCACCAAGGGCACAATGTCTCGGGGCCCGATGGCATGACTTACACGGAACTGGTCACATACATATCTGACATCACGGAAAATACTTTCCTGACGAGAGATATGGACATGTTCATCAAGCAGGCTGAGCAAAAGATCTATAACACGGTCCAGCTCCCCAACCTGCGTAAGAACGTGACCGGTACGACCTCAGTGCACAACAAATATCTGGCTTGCCCGGATGATTTTCTGTCTGTGTACTCAATGGCGATTTTTCCGACGGATGGGTCTTACACATTCCTGCTCAATAAGGATGTGAACTTCATTCGTGAAGCGTACCCAAATCCGACAGACTACGGCACTCCCGCCCACTACGCTCTTTTTGGTCCGCAATATTCAATACCGACAGAGCTGACGTTTATTCTCGGACCCACGCCCGATGCAATCTACAACGTAGAGTTGCATTATTACTATTACCCAGAGTCAATTGTGACCGCACAGACCACGTGGCTTGGAGATAATTTTGATTCCGCGCTGCTCAACGGTGCGTTAGTTGAAGCCCTCCGGTTTATGAAGGGTGAGCAGGACCTTATAGCCGTCTACAAAGGCATGTACGACAACGCGCTAATTCTGCTTAAACAACTGGGTGATGGCAAGGATCGTCAGGACGCGTACCGTAGTGGTCAGACTCGCGTGCAGGTTATCTGATGTCTATTATTCAGACCCAGACAACTAGCTTTAAAGCGGAGTTGTATCAGGCTATTCACAACCTGACGACTGATACTTTGAAGATTGCGTTGTACACGGGAAACGCTACGCTTAATGAAAGTACCACCGCGTACTCCACCACGAACGAAATTACGGGTGCAGGGTATACTGCTGGTGGGGTTACGCTTACTGGTGTGACGGTCAACTCTTCTGGATACACGGCGTACGTTAGCTTCACCAACCCGAGTTGGACTTCGGCTTCGTTTACAGCCCGTGCAGCATTGATATACAACGCGAGTAAAGCTAACCGTTCAATTGCAGTGCTGGATTTTGGGGCGGATAAAACAGTGACTAATAATACATTCGCTATTGTGCTTCCGGGCAATACCGCGGCGGATGCGTTAATCCGGTCGTCTAACTAGGGTTCACCATGGAGAAAATGTCGGCCTCCGGTCAGTTCCATGTGCTCTGTTATGACAACGCTGGAAACTTAAAGTGGGAAGAAAAAAACCACAACTTGGTGGTGAACACCGGCATCCAGTACATGGCCGGAACGGCGCTGGTTGGGGCTACTCAAATCCCTGCGTGGTATATCGGTCTTGTGACGGGTCCGGGGTCGGGGGTTGTTTACGCTTCTACCGATACAATGGCAAGTCATAGCTGGGTGGAGTTTACGGGGTACAGCCAAGCCACCAGACCTTCTGCTGTTTTTGCTACTGCTACTATTGCTAACCCTTCAATTGTAACCAACGCGGCTTCTGTTGCTGTATATACAATTACCGCTGGCGGTATTATTGCTGGGGCGTTCTTAACAAGCAATAACGCAAAATCTGGCGCAACGGGAACGCTGTTCTCAGGATCAAATTTTACGAGCGGTAACCGTACGGTTGTTTCGGGGGATACCGTGAACGTACTTTATACATTTAGCTTAACGGCGGCGTAATCATGGCATTTGTTGTTGCTGATCGAGTAAAGGAAACCACAACTACGGTTGGCACAGGGGCTGTAGCTTTATCCGGATCCCCACTTGGATTTCGCACTTTTGCCGCTGGTATTGGGAACAGCAACACTACCTACTACGCGATTGTTAGCCAAACTGCGAATGAGTGGGAAGTTGGATACGGGACGCTTGATTCCACCAGTGCAAATTTAACGCGGACGACTGTCTTTGCCTCAAGCAATAGCGGAGCAGCGGTTTCTTTCACAGCGGGTACTAAAGACGTATTTGTCACGCAGCCAGCCACTCGGACTTTGGTTCAGGTCAACGGCGGCGCTACCACCAACGGCGTACTTTACTACACTGGCTCTGGGATTGCCGCAGCGGGCACCGCGCTTACGTTTGACGGAACCAATTTTGCAACGACTGGATCTGCTACAGCGGCTAGTTTCTCAACGGCGGGCGCGGTAGCGGCAGGCACAGTATCGGCTACCACAGTTACATCGACAGGGGCGACTACAGCGGCGAGTCTAATCCCTACAGGCAATACCGCACCCACTAACGGGGTGTATTTGCCCGCTGCTAATACAGTCGGTTTTGCTACTAACAGCGCTGGGGTTGTATATATTAACGCCTCCGGCAACTTGCTGGTCGGCACGGCGACTGATGGAAAGAGGCTGACGGTTTCTGACTCTATTGAGTCCACCGCGACCTTCATACGGACCAACAACACGGTAGCCAACAAGAATCTGTTGGACTTCCAAATGCAAAACAGTAGCAGCGCTACTGTTATATACGCTCAAGTCGGTTCAGCCATTAACGTCAATACGGCGGGTGCTGTTAACGGCAGTTTTGTTATTAACACTGCCAACGCTTCTGTAGTTGCAGAAAAAGCTCGGGTTGATAATGCGGGTAACTTGCAGATGCAAGCTGGTGGGCTTATGCCTTACGCCCCGGCTCCAGCGTCAATTAGCACAACAGCAACGCTCACGAACGCAAACATCCAAGCGCAGATCATCAACACAACTGGCACTACTTATACGGTAACAATGCCGTTAGGTACGACGTTGGATACGTTGGCAGACTGGGCGACCGTGAACATGGGGTACGACTTTAGTATCATCAACACCGCTACTGGCACCATTACGATGGCAGTGAACACGGGTGTTACCTCTCTTGGGTCACTTTCTATTACGACTGGCACTTCTGCTCGGTATCGTATCCGTAGGACTGCTGCAAGCACCTACGTTTTGTATCGTCTATAAAATGTTTTACGGCGACGGCCCCTACAGTTCGCAACCCTACGCTACTTCAAACCCAGCGACATATTCGTTGGAAGTGATTGAGGCGGCAACAGGAACAGACACGCCTCAAAACCCATTTTGGGTGGATATACCCACTACCCAAGTTCCGGGGTGGACGGATATACCGACGTAATAAAGGACTGACATGTCAACTTCGTACACTTCGCTTTTGGGTCTTGCTCTCCCGGTTCAGGGAGAGTTATCAGGATCTTGGGGCGATACAGTTAATAACTACATCACAAGCTATCTTGATGCAGCAGTTGCAGGTGCATTAACTGTTACAACGGACACGACACTTACCAAGACCACCAACATGGCTCTTGGGGCTACATCATCTCAATACGCGATTATTATTGCGTCCCCCGCGTCTGCCAACATCACCATTACGGCTCCGGCAGCAAGTAAGACCTACGTTGTTATCAATACGTCAGCGACGTATACGGTTACCTTTAAAGCTACGGGTCAGACGGGTGTTGTATTAGCGGCGACAGAAAAAGCCACGCTTGCGTATAACGGTACGGATTTTATAAAAATTTCCATCACCACTACCGCGCCAAACACATTTACTGCCACACAAACTTTTACTGGGTCTTCCAGCACATTAGGCGCTGTTCTTAATGATACGGCAGAGGTCATTACTGTTTCTGCAACTGCGGCAACGGGGACTATCAATTACGACGTAACTACGCAAGCTGTTCTGTATTACACAACAAATGCCTCTGCAAACTGGACAGTAAATTTCAGGGGTTCAAGCGGTACAAGTTTAAATACCTTAATGTCAACTGGTCAATCAATGACCGTGGTGTTTCTTGTAACGCAAGGCGCAACTGCTTACTACAATAACGCGGTCCAGATTGATAGTGCTGCTGTGACGCCAAAATATCAAGGTGGTGTTGCTTGGTCTTCAGGACAGCCAAGTGGTATTGACTCTTACGTCTATACTATTATAAAGACCGGCAACGCGGCTTTTACAGTGTTAGCTTCGCAGACGACATTTAAGTGAGTTTAGTATGCCTTTGCTAAGCACTGCTGGAGCAGCTTCGGCCCGAGGCTACGGGTTGTTTAATTTACAAGGTGGGTATTGGATCGGGCTTCTTGGCACTCCAGCCGAAGGCAATTCCGTAGCGGTTGATTCTGTTGGAAGTGTCTATCTTTGCGGGTTTTCTAACGGGGCAATTGAGACAGTTAAATACAACAGTTCTGGTTTTATTCAGTGGCAAAGAAGTTTAGGTGGGAGTTTTAACCACTATGGGCAAGGTATAGCAGTAGGCTCTACTGGAAATGTTTATGTTAGTGGGTATTCTTACGACGGTACAAATTACAATATTGAATTAGTAAAGTATAATACCTCTGGTGCTATACAATTTCAAAAAAAGCTGTCAAGCGGTAGCTCCTCTAGTTATGGATTTTCAATAGCACTAGATTCTTCCGAGAATATTTATGTTTGCGGGTATAATAGCACTACCGCAATTCAAATAGTTAAATGTAATTCTTCCGGCGTTATTCAATGGCAAAAAAGTTTAAGCGCAACTAGCTCTAGTACCGGAAAGTCAGTAGCGGTAGACGCTTCTGGTAATGTGTATATTTGTGGCGATTCTTATGACGGCGCCGTTACCAGCGTTCAGATAGCCAAATACGACACATCCGGCACCATTCAGTGGCAGAGAACTTTAACCAACGGAAGTATCAGTAGTTATGGAAATTCAATAGCGTTAGATTCCTCTGGAAACATTTATGTTTGCGGGTCTTCTAACACTGGCTCTAACCCCAATATTATATTAGCAAAATACAACAATTCTGTCGTTCTTTTGTGGCAAAAAAGTTTGGGTATAGGTTCCGATAATTACGGAAATTCAATAACGACAGACACTTCTGGAAATGTATATATTTGTGGGACTTCCGCCGCTACTGGCACTAATGATTTCCAAATAGCCAAATACAACACTTCCGGTACTATTCAATGGCAGAGGCGGTTAGGTGGAAGTGGAAATGATCTTGGACGGGCTATAACAGTAGATTCATACGGAACCGTTTATGTTTGTGGGTACGCTAACACTTCTGCCGCGCTTCTTTTTGCTAAATTGCCCAATGATGGAAGTAGAACCGGAACTTATACTGTGGGTGGATATTCGTTAACGTACGCGGCGAGTTCTTTAACAGATTCAGTTAGCTCTCTAACAAATGCAGCAAGCTCTCTAACAGACGCAACTACTGCTTTAACGGGCGCAGCAAGTTCTCTAACAGATGCGGCAAGTTCTCTTACTTCTTCGGTAACAACCATATGAGTTCATATATCAAACTATCGACTCTTGAGTTCCCCCGCCACATTGGGGATATTGAGATTGATCCTGCTGGTATGGATGATTACGCGCATGTTGAATGGGTGGACATGCCGGAGTTTGATTGCCAGACGCAGCGCTGCGTGGCAGGTCAGCCGGAGCAGGTTGATGGTATTTGGTATCGGACATGGGTAGTGCGCGATGCCACGCCGGAAGAGATCGAGTTTGCCAACCGTGCAATCAAGCCGTGGATGTTTAACGGGTCAATGCCCGTCTAATAAAATTTAAAATGAACTGGTCTGACGTTCTCAAAGCTGTTATCCCTATTGTGGTCATGGCACTCGCGTGGCTACTGGGGCAGGTAAATAGCTTTTCGGAACGTCTAACTAAAATTGAAGGGCAGATGCCCGCCCTGATTACCAAAGAGGGTGTTCCCACGGATAGCCCTATCAGTGCTGAACGCAGGCACGTTCTAAAAGAACAAATTTACGGGGACATCCACGACCTGCAAGTCCGCCTCAAGTTGATGGAAGAACGAGCCAAGGTGCCAAGGTAATTTCCCTGTCTTGTACGAATTGTACGATTTTGGAGGGGGCTACTTGCCTGCCGGAGTTGCCTCCGCTTTGCCAATTAAGGAGTTTTCCATGAAAGACCAGATCATTGAAGTTCTTGAGGGTTCGGAGCCGGTTGACGCCCTGCAGGCTCTGTTCGCTGCTGCTTACGCTGTCGCTGCTGAGAATGGTGTTGGACAGTTCACGCTGATCGAAATGTTCTCGGCCACGGTTGACGCATATTTTGATGTTGCCGACGCGGTTGCATCCGCAGAAGCCGAAGCTGAAGACGAACAGACCGACAACTAAGGTTTGGCCCCGGTGCGACCCACCGGGGTTTTTATATGCTATTTTGCGCGGTTTGCCGACGGGAGTTCCTCCGAGAAGACCTTATTGCCCACGGGCGGAAGGACTATTTTCTTTGCAGCACGTGCAAATCTGATGTAAACCGTCTTGATCGGTTCGGACTGTCCCCCACGGATTATGACTTTCTGTTGAAACTTCAGGGGTATAATTGCGCCATTTGTGACAACCCCCTCAAGCTCAAGCAGTACAAGTTTGCCGTAGACCACTGCCACGACTCGGATGATGTACGCGGGGTGTTGTGTAAGCGGTGTAACACGGCGCTAGGAGTTTTTGAGGACAGCCCGGACCTGCTAATTCGCGCCGCCGAGTACCTGAACAACCCGCCCGCGTTGGGTAAGGTTAGAAAACACAGTGGGCGCAAGAAGGTGACGTTTCTTCGTAGCGAATACATAAGGATGTACGGGGGTAGTGATGGCTGATTTCAACCCTGCATTTGAAAAAATGATTGCCGACGAGGGCGGCTACCAACTGACCAATATCCCGGGCGACCGGGGAGGAATGACCTATGCTGGCATCGCTCGCAACCCAAATCCACAATGGCCCGGTTGGGCTTTGGTTGACCGCAAGGAGTTTGGCGGACCGCTTACACCTATGGTTCGTGACTTTTATCGGCAACATTATTGGAATTTGGTTAGAGGCGATGAGATTGCAGACCAAGCTATTGCGGAAAACATCTTTAACTTCGCGGTAAACGCGGGTCCGGGTATTGCAATAAAACTTGCTCAATTGATAGCAGGAGCAACTCCTGATGGCGCTATCGGTCCGAAGACTATTGAACTGCTTAACCGCTGCACGTCGCAGAACTTCATTGCAAGCTACGCGCTCGCCAAAATCAGCCGATACGCCAACATCTGCAACAAAGACAAAACCCAATCCAAATTCCTGCTTGGTTGGCTCAACAGAACCCTTAACGGACTCAAGTAATGGACCTAATCGGAATAGGGTCGATAATTGAAAGCGTTGGCAAAGTTGCGGGCGACTTATATACAACGGACAAAGAGAAGCTCCAGATGGCGCTGGAAGAGCGCAAGCTCGACCTTGAAGAAAAGCGCATTGACCAGACTACAGACCTCGCGCAGGTGGATGTCAATAAGATTGAAGCGGCGTCTAGTAGCGTATTTGTCTCTGGCTGGCGTCCTGCTGTTGGTTGGGTTGGGGTGCTTGGTCTCGCTTACCAATTCCTCGGCTACCCCCTGATGCAGTGGGGCTGGTCTTTTGGGCAAGGTATGGATATTATTCCAAAAGATCTCCATCCGCCCCCGGATCTTGATGTTGAGCAACTCATGACTCTTCTCGCTGGCCTCCTCGGTTTCGGCGGTATGAGGTCTTTTGAGAAGCATAAGGGTGTAGCGAGCAAATAATGCCACTCAAGAAACTTCAGCTTCGGCCCGGTGTAAATAAGGAAAACACGCGTTACGCCAACGAGAACGGTTGGTACGACAGTGAGAAAGTCCGGTTTCGCCAAGGCACGCCTGAGAAGATCGGTGGCTGGCAGCGCATATCCTCCTCTACTTTTCTTGGCATCTGCCGGTCACTGTGGAATTGGGTAACACTCGGGTTTGCCAACTTGATCGGGGTGGGGACCAACCTCAAGTTTTACATTTCTAATGGCGGGGTATATTACGACATTACCCCGTTGCGTACTACAACCACACTCGGCACAAATCCGTTTACGGGTAACGGGACAACAACCGTCACAGTCACCGCTGCATCACACGGTGCCACTACTGGGGATTTTGTTACGTTCAGTGGTGTTACCGGCACCTATGCCACGCTGTTGAACGCCGAATACCAGATCACAGTCGTAAGCAGTAACTCTTACACCATTACAACTTCTTCTGTTGTCGCATCGGGTGCAACCGGTGGCGCTGCCGTTTCTGCTGCGTATCAAATAAGCACGGGGCCAGCTATTCAGTTACCGCTTACTGGGTGGGGTGCAGGGGCTTGGGGTGCAGGAGCTTGGGGTATCGGTGCCACGTCCAGTTCATCTCTTCGGTTATGGTCTCAGAACAACTACGGAGAAGATCTTATCTTTGGGTATCGCGGGGGTCCAATTTACTACTGGTATGGGAGTGGCGGGACCAGTACAAGAGGCGTATTGTTGTCATCTCTTCCCGGCGCGTCAGACGTTCCCACGGTACAGAATTTTATTTTTGTATCAGAAAACCGGTTCGTGTTTGCGTTCGGGTGCAACAACTACGGAGAAACCGCGCTAGATCCCATGCTCATCCGGTGGTCAAACTACGAAGACGCCGCTAGCTGGACTCCCGGGCAAGCCAGCCAAGCAAGTTACACAAGGCTCTCTCACGGGTCAGAGATCGTCACGGTAGTCCAGACTCGGCAAGAGATGGTTGTCTTTACGGACTCCGCGCTTTACTCCATGCAGTACCTCGGGCCTCCGGGGTTTTGGAGCACTCAGCTTCTTGGGGATAACATCTCCATCATCAGCCCAAACGCGGCGGTGATTGCATCCGGTCGGGTGTACTGGATGGGGGTTGATAAATTTTATGTGTACGACGGTCGTGTAAACACGCTTAACTGCGACCTGCGGAAGTATATCTACCAAGACATCAACCTTGACCAAAACCAGCAGGTGTTTTGTAGCACCAACGAAGGGTTTAACGAAGTCTGGTGGTTCTATTGCTCAGCGGGCTCTACGACGATTGATCGGTACGTTATTTATAACTATATTGAGAATGACGGTAAAGGCGGTATTGGGGTCTGGTATCACGGCTCCATGGCTCGCACCGCATGGTTAGATTCCGGGCTGCGTAAATATCCCATAGCGGCTACATACAGCTACAACCTTGTCAACCATGAACAAGGGGTCGATAACGGAGAAACCGAGACGACGCTGCCGATTGACGCGTATATCTCCTCATCTGAGTTTGATATTGACGATGGCGACCGGTTTGGTTTTGTCTGGCGTATGCTGCCTGATATGACTTTTGATGGGTCAACCGTCGATAACCCATCTGCTGTTATGACGTTGATTCCAATGGCTAACTCTGGGTCGGGCTATAATGACCCCACTTCAGTCGCCGGAAGTGACCAAGCTACGATTACCCGTACCGCAAGGGTGCCAATTGAGCAATACACCGGGCAAGTTTACATCCGGGTACGTGGGCGTCAGATGATCTTAAAGGTAGAATCGACTGACCTTGGGGTTCAGTGGCAGCTAGGATACCCCCGTATTGACATCCGACAGGACGGCAGGCGTTGAGTTACTTCGTCACTACAGATTATGATCTGTCGCAGGTCGTCGCGCCAAACCTACCACTTGCCCCGCAGAATTACGATTCCCGATTTGTTGATCAATACAGCAACGTCCTGCGGCTGTATTTTAACCAGCTTGATAAGATTTTAGGGCAGCTAATGGCTTCTGGATCGTCCGTACCCATTACATTTCCTCCCACGGCGTTAGATGCGTTTGGGCGGCAGCGGGTCAGTCAGCCATACACCCTGTTTGATAGCCAGCAACGCTACGCTGCTGATACTCAGTTTGACACTGCAACCACGGGAACGGGTACGACTACGTATCAGACAGATCAGTCTGCGCTTGATATGTCTGTAACTGCTGGCGGGGTTGGATCAGTTGTACGCCAGACGTTCCGGTCTTTCCCATATCAGCCCGGTAAAGGGCTTCTTGTTCTTGCCACGTTCTGTATGGACGGCAGTTCAAGTTTAAACCTGACGCAACGTGTTGGGTACTTCAACACCGATAACGGCGTGTTCTTCCAGCGCATTGATGGCACAAACTCTTTTGTGCTGCGCTCTAAAGTAACCGGCTCGGTCAGTGACGCACGGACTGTTAATCAGTCTAGTTGGAACGGCGACAAGCTCGACGGCACCGGGGCATCAGGGTATACCCTTGATTCATCCAAGGCGCAGATTCTGTGGATGGACTTTGAATGGTTGGGCGTTGGATCGGTACGGTGCGGGTTCATTATCAATGGGCAGTATATTGTCTGCCACACGTTCAATAACGCCAACGAAATAACCACAACCTACATGACAACGGCAACTTTGCCGGTGCGTTATGAGATCACTTCGACCGTTGCTGTAGCTGCCACGCTAAAACAAATCTGTTCATCTGTGGTATCTGAAGGAGGTTATGAACAGTATTCAATTGGGTATGTAGCTCAAAGAACCACTAAACTTGCAGCTATTGGATTAACAGACCTTCCAATTGTTTCTATTCGATTGGCTTCTACCAGACCCGGAGCAGTTATTATTCCTGCGCGTGTTCAAGTGCTTCCAATTACCAGCCAGAGTTATCAGGTTAGTTTAATTAAAAATCCAACATTAACTGGAGCGGCTTGGACTGCGTTGCCTGCTGATGCAAACGTGGAATATGACGTATCTGCCACTGCAACAACTGGCGGATCAATTATCCAAACTGACTATGTAACTGCCTCTGGTTCTGGCGGCAATAATCCTTTGGTCGATCCGTCTGGTTATAACTGGGCGTTCCAACCGGGAGTGTCTTTGGCCGGAGTTAGCGACATTATCAGCCTTGTTATTCGTACCGTGGATTCTGCTACACCGGCAGGCGACTGCTACGGTTCCTTGTCATTTTGGGATTTGACGGCGTAAACCATGACTAACGAAGATCTTTTAGCCGGGGATTACGGCACTGCCGCCCCAGCCGCTACCGCTGCTACCGCTGCTACCGCTGCTAAAGCCCCAGATCTTTCTGCGCTGCTAACAGAGCTTGGCGGTGACAACCCACGCAATCGAGTCATTGCCGAAGGTCTTAATAAGCAAGGGATTACCAGCGTAAAAGATATTGGTGTGCAAAAAGTCCCCGTTCCCGGTCACTTTGAAGGAACTGATGAGGCGGCGCGATGGGTGCCAGAAACAACCACAAACGCCTATATCAATAAAGCCACCAACCAGCCGATCAATCCAGAACGAATTGGTATCATGCAGAACGGCCAGTATGGCCTGAAGGGTGGGGACATTTTTTTCCACCTAAATGCTGATCAGAACGGCAATGTTAGTTTTGACCCTCAGTGGAGTCCTCGCGCTCATGGATTTCTGCGTGATAACGCGGTTGGTCAGGCCATTATGGCTGCGGGAAAGATTATCCCTTCTCCCTTCCAACCGTTTTTTGCCGCCGCCGGTGCCGCTGACGCTTTAGCCCACGGAAAATATGGACAAGCGCTAGCCAGCGTTGTGCCTTATGGAATCAATGAGTTAGCTCAAGGTACAGACCTTTTAACTAACCTGCGCGGCGCTGACTTTAACCCCGTATCCGCAACTTCTGCTGGAAACATTGCTGAAGCTCTTGGAGTGCCGGGGCAGTATGCGGATATAGCGGGCAAAATTGGGTCTAGTGAATTAAGCAACCAACTAAAAGGCGGACCCGCTGGCCTTGGCGCACTCAATGCCGCTGTTGGTTCAGGAGTTCAGGCTGGTATCGGTGCGCTTGGTGGTATTGGAAATCAAATTTCCAATATGTTTATTCCCGGTGCAAGTATAGGAAATATTCCGGAGGACGAATTAAATAGTCTTTACGGGTCACAATCTCCTACGGGCCCGGGATCTGTATCCCCAGATCTTAGCTTGCTAACCCCCGAACAATTGCAAGCTCTATACAATATTGAGAATCCCGGCGGGTATGACCCAAACGCCCTAAGTGCCATATCAGATCCAAATGTTGATCTAACAAGAAGTGATTTATTCGGTACTGATACGACCGTAGGTGGCGGAGGTACTGATACGACCGTAGGTGGCGGAGGTACTGATACGACCGTAGGTGGCGGGGGTACTGATACAAATGTGACGACCGCGCTAAACACTCTTACTTCTAATCAAATTTCTGCGCTCACTTCTAGCCCAATTGGGAGCTTGCTAACTGGGGCACTTACTGGAGCTATTGTCAGTAACATCACAGGGGGCGGTGGCGGTAACACATCTCAAATTAACGCGGTAGATACCTCCCAAGTTAAAGCGCTTGATACTTCCCAAGTTAAAACACTTGATACTTCCCAAGTTAAAGCGCTTGATACGTCACAAACTAAAACACTTGACACTTCTCAAGTTGGTGCGCTGACCACAACAGACGCTAGAGGACTGCAAGCACTGCCGACTTCCGATGCGCGGTATTGGCGTCAGACTGGGGCACAGGGAACTGGTGGCAAGGGTGGCGTAAGGTTCTTTGACTGGTATGACACGCCAGAAAATAGGACAATGGCCCCGGCTACGATGGCCCCGGCAGCTATCCCGGCGATAACATCCCAGCAGGCGCAGGCAATGACTACCCCTGCGCCTACGCCTACGCCAAAGCAGTATTTTAATCAGGCGACGAATCGGTACTACACAGATACCACCGGAAATTGGACACCTCCCGCCGGTTGGACTCAAACAGGATTAAAGGACGGTGGTGAAGTGAAGACTAATTTTGACAAGGGTGGCGATGTTGGAGGGTATGACTGGGGGTATGACTTTGATTCCCTCATCCCCTCTGGATCTGGCTATACTGATGACGGTGCTAATACTCTGAACGATTTACGATGGGCGAGTGGGTATTTTGGCACCCCCGAAGAAATAGCTCAAAACTACGGCAACGAAGGCAACGCCTACACAGGTGATAACGCGCTTGATGCCACAACAAATAGCCCGGTAAACGTAGATTCCAATTCAAGCGGCTCCGTCCTCGACAGGCTCATAAAACTAGCTAAAGACAACCCCAACCTGACTAAAGCGCTAGCTGCTGCCGGAATCGGTGGGCTTCTTGGCTATGCCGGTCGTCCCAAACCCGTTGCCCCCATGGGTATGCAAGCTGGCAGTCTGGGGCTTACGCAAAACCAAGTCTATAACGCGCTCAAGGGCGTGCCGGTCAAACGTGCTGAAGGTGGTGGGATTGATGGGTACGCTGGAGGTGGTGGACTGCACTATCTCAAAAGCGCCGAAGATGGCATGGCTGACAAGATTCCTGCTACCATTGACAACAAGCAACCGGCGAAACTTAGCGGTGGTGAGTTCGTGATCCCTGCTGATGTGGTGTCGCACTTGGGTAATGGCAACTCTGAGGCTGGTGCCAAACAACTCTACGACATGATGGACCGTATCCGTCACGCCCGCACTGGTACTAAGAAGCAGGGCAAACAGATCAACCCGGCTAAATTTACGCCGAAGTAAGGAAGTATCATGACAGACACTGTTGCACCCACCGCCACAGGTGTAAGAGAAAGCACCGTATCAAACTGGGCTGCTCCCGTTGTCGGGGGTATTGTCAACGCTGCGGTCGATGTAGCTTCAAACCCATACCAAGTTTACGGTGGACAGACCGTTGCCGGTCCGTCTGATCTCCAGAACAAAGCGTTCACGGGGATTCAACAGCTTACTCAACCCAACGCTTCGCAGGGTAACGCTGCCACCAATATGCAGGACGTGTATAAGTCTGCAATGACACAACCTGCATATACGGGTACGACGTTCACGTCTAATACGACGGGTATTGGTAACGGGTTTGATTCCGCTGCGCTTGACCAGTACATGAACCTCTATCTGTCTAAAATTCTGAACCCACAGCTTGAAGAGGCTAAGCGGCAGGCAGACATACAGCAGATGAAAAACAACGCGCAGTTGATTAAGTCTGGTGCGTATGGTGGTGGGGCACAGGCTATTTATAATGCAGAAACCCAGCGTAATCTGGGTACCAAACTAGCTGACATCACCGGCAAGGGGTATGACACCGCGTTTACCGCTGCCCAATCCCAATACAACGCCGACCAAAACCGGCTGCTTGATGCGCTAAAAGCCAAAGAACAGTCCGGACAGTTTGGTGCCACGCAGGGTCTCAACTACCTGAAAGAAGCCGGGGATGTTGCACGGGATCAAGGCACGTTTGGTAATCAGCAACAGCAACTAGGACTAGCTTCCAATAGGCAGGAAGCTGATCTTGGCGCTACTCAGCGCGGTATCACACAGGAAGGTCTCAAATCTGATTACGACATGTGGAAAGAAGCTCGGGACTATCCGAAGAATCAGATCGACTGGCTCAACAGTGTTGTTAGTAAATATCCGATGACTACAGAAAATGAGTACGGCGCTCCCACATCTCCAGCTAACTCTATCCTTGGTGGAGCACTGACTGGTATTGGTGCCTTGGGTACGGCTGCTGATGCTGTTAATAAATTGAGCGGCACGACCACGCCTCCGAAATAAGGATTAGATATGGGACCGACACTCGAAGAGACCCGCCGCGACCTGCGGTACATGCCAACCCAGTATCTGACGCAAGTTGCTCAGAGTCCTGTTGACCGTGTTATTGGCGACATTCCTCTAAAAACTTTAGCGGGGTTGGAGTTGAGCCGCCGCGCTCAGATGCAGTCTGAGATGGCTGGGATGAATGCGCCCAACGCGCAGATGCCCACGGTACTGGACTCGACTGTCCGGTCTCTCATGCCTCAACCTCAGCAGCCCATGCCCCAACCGGGCATGATGCCGCCCCCACCACCCCCACAACAGGCCGCGCCACAACCGCAGCCTCAACAACCTCCGCAACCCCAGCAGCAACAACAACCGCCCCAACCGAAGCAGCCTCCCATCATGGGACTACCTGCTATGCAAGGCCCAAAGAAAATGGCCGGGGGTGGGATCATTGCGTTTGCTGAAGGCTCAAAAGAACCTATCCCCAGTCAGTACGCTGGGTGGGAAAATCTTGTACTGGGATCGGATAAAGAGCAACCTGAGAACAAAGACTTTAATCCTTTGGTTGATCCCCGTGCGTACCCACGCCCTCCCAAAGAGGAAAAGAAAGTACCCCCTGCTGTCAAAGCTGACGCTAAAAAACCCGACGAAAACCTCAAGATCGAAAACGTACAAAACCCAGACGGCGGTATTGCCGCGTTTATGAAAGCGTTTGGTGGTATGGGTGGCGGCGGTGGTGGCGGGCCATCTAAAGCAGATAGCGAAACACGCAAAAGACTCGCGGATATTGTCGCTACAGATAGTCCTGAACAGCAGGCTTTTAGGGAAAGCGCTCTCAAACGTTCGAGGGAACTTGAGAATTACCAATCTCCTAGTTTGTCAGATGCACAACGTGAAGCATTAGAAAACAGGCAGTTTGAAAAATACCAAGCGCGGTCTAAGCCCCACTTCGACATGATGCAGAAGCTGATTGACGAAGAGCGAGCCGCTAACAACGCTGGTAAAGAAAGCGAAGTCTATAAGATGTTGGGCAAGATGGGCGGTGCGTTGATGTCTAGCCGGGGCGCATTTGGCCCCGCGTTGGGCCGTGCTGTCGGTGAAGGCATTGACTACAACGACAAAATGGATGCTGCTCGCGCGGCTGCTGAACGCCTACGTCGCCAAGCTCAAATGGATCTCGTCAAAGCGCGTATGGCTGATGAGAAAGGCGACCAAAAATCAGCGCAAGAATTTATAGCAGAGCACGACCGGGCTATGCAAGCTGCTGCTAAATTAACAATGGAAACGCGACTTGCTAGTACCAACCTTCTTAAAGATGTCGCCGCGTCGGATAGTAGGAAACAGCTTGAGGCCCTCAAACTTCAAAACCAGCTTGACATATCAGAGCGAACGGCTGCGGCCCGAGCCCAAAATGCGGGGCTTGTTAACCAGCTAGGGATTGCGCGGTTGATGCTGCAGTTACAACAGGGGCAAGATAGGAATCGCCCTACTATGATGGAACGAATTAATGCAGATAAACGCGCGGAAGAAGTGTTTGCCAATCCGAATAGCGCTATTGCAACTAAGTTTATAGCGATGACTCCGACTGGGGAAAATGTTTTAAAAGGCATTCAGCAGGGATCTATGAAACCCAATGATCCTAGATACCTCAAAGCTGTTCAAGACGCTCAAGAGTTGTATAAGCAATACTTGTCGCAGGGCACACGCTCAAGTGGTGGAGGTTCTTCTATTCCTTCTATCGGCGAAATTAATAGTCAGTACGGTGTTCAGTAATGAAGGTTGTAAACATCCCGAAGATTGGGCCAGTATCTTTTCCAGATACGGATTCTGATGAGTCTATATACGCACAGATTGCCAAACTTCAGGGGCGTTTACAACAACTTGACCTAGAAACTCGCCCGGACCCAAGAGATATTCCCCTTGGGCGTCAATTTAGCAACTCCCTTCAGCGGGGACTCGGAGGGCTCGGTGCTACCGGCAGTGAGGCTATGGGTCTTGGCGCGTCCGCGCTTGGGTTCGACGAAGCTGCTAATAGATATTTAGCGGAAGGTAAAGCTAAGCGCCAAGAGCTTGAGGAGAGATACCCGACCTCCTACTCGTCACTTAGCGGTATCCGTGGGCCTTCAGATGTTGCAGGATTTATTGCGGAATCTGTTGGTGAGAATTTACCCAACGTAGGTTTGATGGCGCTGACCGGAGGGGCTGGCTCTCTTGCTGCGCGTGGTGCTGCTAAGTATGGGGTTGAGGCAGCGGCTGCTCGTGCTGCTGCACAACGTGGTTTGGCTGGAGAGGCGGCTGAAACATACGCTACCCGCCTAGGTAATCGACTCGCTCCCGCTGCCAGATCTCAAGCTGGCGAGACTGGCTTTAACGTAGGTATCGGTGCGGGTAGCTTTGGCCTCAACGCGCCTGAAACTTTTGCGGGTATCCACGAAGAGACCAACAAACTTGAACCCGGACTTGCTTTTGGCATCGGTGCGCTTAAAGCTGCACTAGACGGTATTCTCCCCGCTCGGTTGATGAATCAGTTGGGGTTGCGTGGGCAGGCTAAAGTGGCAGAAGAACTCGCCGCAAGATCCACCATCGTGCCAGAAAGCTTCAAGCTTCGGCTTGCTAAAGAAATTGGCAAAACCGCTGCTACTGAAAGTACAACTGAAGCTGTCCAAGAATCATTAGACATTATTGCTGAGCAGCTTGCTGGCGCTCCGGGTGGGTTGTCTGATCCTAAGAACGTAGACCGGATGTTGCTGGCTGCTGCCAAGGGCGCGGCTGGTGGTGTGGGTATTGGTGCTCCGGGTGCTGTGGTGCAAGCTATGCGGGAAACCCCTGCGAAGCAACCGGAATATAGCCTCGACGAAACCAAACAAGCTGGGTCTGTTGGCCCCGGCCCCGCTGAGAACCTTGCAGCGGCCATGGCTAAGCTAAAGAGCCAAGAGGGCATCACCGAGGACGAGTTCAATCTGCTCGTTGAAAATAAGGTGCTTAGCCCCGAATCAAGAGCTTCGGTAAAATTTGCCGCCCCCAGAATTGACCCGTCTCTAGAAGAACAAACCAACGCGGCCACTCTTGAGGAGGCTGCACAAGCTGACCAAGTGGCCCAAGCTGCCGCAGCACAAGCTGCTCTTCAACAACAGCAGCAACAGAACCAACAGGCTCAACAGCAGCAAGAGCAAGCTCAACAGCAGCAAAACGACCAAGTACGTATCGACGCGCTACAGAAAGCGGATAAGCTTAGGAAGCAGCAGCAAGAGCGAGATATTGCTGAGTATCAAGCTAGACAGCGTGCCGCATCCGAAGCCGCCATGGCTCAGCGGGAAGCAGAGGCCCAAGATCGTGCCGCAGCACAGCAGCAGGTTCAGACGGAACAGCCTAAACTTGATTATAAACTTGAAAGTTGGCCGGTCGATAACATACTCGCGGAAAAGAGTAGGTTAGAGGCAATACAAGATCCTTCTCTTGAAGTCAAAATCTGGCTGAGAAAAGCGAGGCTAGAACTTAAAGCCCGCGCAGCAGCCGCGCAACAACAAGGGCAACCAAATGTCCAACCAAACACACCACCTCCTACAGATGTCAATATCCCAAGTGGAGCAAGCGTTGGCGTACCTAGCGAACCCGGAGGAGGACTACCCCCCGGAGGAGTTGCAACATCTGCACCCCCTAGAGTGGCACTTGCTGGGGAGCCTCCTCAACAAGCTGGTGTGGGAGAAGGAACACAGCCCGCTCCAGTAACGCAGGGCAGGGCAGCTATATGGAGTAACAAAGACACTGACATTCCCGTCACGGTTATCGGTGAACCCGAAACTATGGATGGGAAACAGTTTGTCAAGGTTCGGTACGACCTCCAAGGAAAAACGGGAGAAAATTATGTTCCGTTTGAAGAGTTAAATTTTGAAACCACCCCTGCCTCCACGACTCCTACCCCTGCCGCCGAAGTAGAAGTAGGCTCGCCACAAGATGAATGGGATAACCAATTTAGAAGCGCTGAGTCTGAGCCAGCATGGGCTGCGCTAGATAAAGATGTTCAAAAAATATGGAAAGACGCCCACGCAAATAAAGCTCTGACGCAGGAGACTTTCGACTATCTGGCAAAGGTTCAAAAGTCTAAGGATGCTGAAGTAGCTAGGGCTAAAAGAAACGCGGAAGAAGATGATGAGTTTTTTCAAGTAACCCAAGAAGCGGCGTACGAACCTGTCAACGATCAATTCCCTATTTCTAGGGAAGATTTTGCCCGTGCGTTAGGTATCAAGGCCCACAGCAAGACGTGGCTGGCTACGGAAGATAATGCTGCGCTAGCAGATGCAGTTACGAAGGGCGACATGCCCGCAGTAATAAAAGCCCTGCTGGATAGCAAAAACCCTGTCATCAGGGACATTGCCCAACGTGCCCAAGCAACGCAGCGGTTCCTGCCCTCAGACCGGATAAAAGTTAGGCTCGACGATGGAATCCTGCGAGAGCAAGAAGCCTTCAAGGGGTACCGTCCCGGTACTATTGCGGGGATGTTTGATAGCGGATCAAACACGGTATTTGTCAACTCTGTCTACGCTGGCAGTGAGCACACGGTCGCCCACGAAATTGTCCATGCCTTGACGGAAAGAGCAATCAGGACTCCGCTTCCCGGTAAGCAACTTGCGGCCGTCAATCGTTTGCGCAGGTTATACAAGGACGTACTTGCCAAAGCAGAGGCGGTCTACAAGACCAAAGATATTAAAGAGCTTCCTTATGGTCTGAAGTCTGAATCAGAGTTTATTGCTGAAGGACTCAGCAACCCCGAGTTCCAGTACCTCCTCGCTGCGCTGCCTCATGAAAGCAAGACCTCGTTGTGGACCCAGTTTGTCCAAGCTATTGCCGACATTTTAGGGCTTAAAGATCCCAGTGCCTTGACGGAACTGCTGGACATCTACAGTGCGCTTGTTCATGAAGGGGCTCCTCCTTCTACCAAGACCCCTGCTGAAGCTACAAAATCTCTTTTGATTGGGGCTCCTCCCCCGAATAATAATTATCCTTTAGCCCCTGACGACCTACCTGCAAACGTCAGAGTCCCTTCCACGGTATCGACAGCCGCAGCCGCACTTCCTCAAGTTGCGATGAACCGGGCAATGGTCGCTCCGATGCAGCAGTTGCTTGACGCTCCCAAGAACAGCGAGTTCTTTATAAACGCAGCAGATGCAGCGGGGCGGTGGGGCCTATCTTTGCTGCCCATGTCTAGTATTGCCGCCAACGCGCGGGATATGGGGTTCAATCAGATTGGCGAGATTGAGAACAGCTTGCGTAAAGCTGGGGCTATGAAAAACACCCTGCTCAAACGCAGTTCGGACTTCATGAACAGGGCTCTGGAAATCGCTAGGTTTGATCCTGCCGGTAAGAAGGCGATGGACGCCTTCGTTAACCGCGCATCTGATCTTGCAATTGATGTGACCGGCAGTAAAGACCCCTCTCCAGAGTTTGCCAAGACTCGCGGCCCTGAGGCGGTTGCTGATTACGTTTCTTTGCGGGCTGAGTACGACAAGCTACATCCTAAGTTTCAGAAGCTAGCGTCGGATCTTGTTGGACAGTACCGGCAGTTTCGTAATGAATACTTTGAAGCCCTAAAGCAGTCTGTGCACGACCAGTATCAGGATGACCCCGTTAAAGCGGACAAGATCCTGTCTGGGCTAGACGAGACATATAAAAAATTCAACGAAGCCTACACGCCATTCGTCCGCATAGGGGACTATTGGGTCACGTACTTTAACCCTAAGAACGGCAAGCCCGTTGCCGAGTCCTACACCAGTCTGGGCGCTCAGAAGACGCGCCTTGATGAGCTAAAGAAAGAAGGCATAGCGCACGTCCAGTCATTCAAACAGACGGACTTCAGGAAGTTCAGCTACAAGAGCGGGCCGGTCAATCAGTTCTTTGACGAGATCAAAGCCAACGTAGACAAGGCACTGCCTATCCACAAGGACGACCCCACCTCTACGGCTGACCGCATCCGCGAGGCTCGTGAAGAAATGAAGGAGCGTCTGTATCAGGCGTCCCTGCTGCTGCACCCAGAGTCATCCATGCTTCGGCAGTTTGGTCTTGAGCGTAAAGGTACGGCGGGTTATATCGAGGACACCCTCGCTGCGTTTGACCATAAAGCTCCGATCTATGCCACGCAGATCTCCCAAGTTGCATATAAGGGTCAGATCGAGCATGAGATCGACAGCGCCCGCAAACAGAACGCCAGCAACCCCGACACGAAGATGAGTGACATCATCACGCACGTCGCCAAGGTTGTCTATGGGGTAGATACAATCCGCTCGGATGATCCTCTGAACAGGATCGCCAACAACGTGAACCGGCTTGGCTTCACGTACTACATGGGCTTCAACCCTGCGTCTGCTCTTGTAAATATGTTGCAGACACCGACTGTGATGTTCCCGCTGCTGGCTGGCGAGTTCCACGGGCTGGGCCAAGTCAAAATCATGAACACCCTGTTCAGCGCCATGACTAAGATCATTGGCGGTTCATTGGGCCAGCAGACGTATGGCGAGAAGTTGGTGGAATCTGCCGAGGCTAAGATCGACGCCGCTGTTGCCAAAGGCAAGACCCGCGCGGAAGCTATCGCGGCCCTCCCCGAGATGGAGCGCGTGTTCCTCTCGTTCCGCGATCAAGGCATCTTGAATGCCGGAGACCCTAGCCACGACTTTGGTTCGATAGCTAAATACGGATCGGGTGAAACTTCCGCGTTTGGTAAGGGTGTCCGTGCCTTCACCAAATACTCCGCGATCATGTTCCAGCGGGCTGAAGCGATCAACCGTGAGGCCGGTGCGCTTGCAACTTACCAACTGATGAAGCAGCGGTTGAGTGGCAAAACCGGCATGAGTAACCAAGAGAAGTACGACCAAGCGATCCGCAAGTCTACTGAGATGGTTACAAAAGCGCATGGAGACTATCAACATGGGCTGGCTCCAAAAATCTTTTTGAGCCCAGCGATGCGCGTCATCTTCATGTTCAAGAAGTTCCCTGCGCACATGGCTGCACTCTATGTGCGCCTGTTCAAAGATATGTTTAGCAGCGTGGACCCTGAGGTTCGCAAGGTAGCTCGCATCCAGTTCACGGGCCTGATGGGTATGTCCGGTATTTTTGCCGGGACCATGGGGATGCCGTTCTACTACATCGTTCGGGATCTGATGAATCTGATCCTTGATGACAAGGATGACCCGTACGATTTTGACTTCGCCTTCTACAACTACTTGTCCGACATGTGGGGCCAGCCCATGGCTAACCGCATTACTCGTGGTTGGCTGGGCGATTTAGGCGGTGATATTGCTAGTAAAGTGGGATATGCGAGTTCCCCACTTTTGGGGGGTACCAAACAACTGCCGTTCATCGGTGGGCTTTTGGGGCTGCGCGACGGCAAGAACACTGCCTCCGCTGAAGATGATCTGAAGAACTACGTTGCCGAGGCCGCTGGTGCTTCTGCCGGTATGGCCCTACAGATCGCACGGGGCGTAGACAAGCTGGCTCAAGGCGACGTGTATCGGTTCTTGGAAGGCGTCACCCCTATGGCTGGAATGCGCAACATTGCCAAGTCCATCCGGCTAAATAAAGAGGGCGCACTGACAACCCGAGGCGATCCGATTATTGAAGACGTATCTTTAACCGAAGCGGCGCTTCAGGCGGTTGGCTTTGTTCCGCAGCGGTTGGCCGGTCAGTATCAACTCAACGCTTGGCAAAAAGATATTGAGAAGCAGATTCTTGACCGTAGACAAGGCTTGTTGAATCAATATTTCAACGCTCGTGCACGGCAGGATTACGAAGCCATGGCTGACATCAGAGATGAGATGAACCATTTTTCTCTGGTAAACCCTGAGAAGGGTCTGGCGATCACTCAAAGTGTCATCAACGCCTCGGCCCGCACCCGCGCCAAACAGAGCGCGGAAACCAAGGCCGGTATCTACCTGTCCAAGCCATTCCGTCAGCGTTTTGCCGAAGTGCCGGTATACGCGGAGGAATAAAAAAAGCCCCGGTTGCAGCCGGGGCTTAACCCTTGGAGAAGGGAGAGGAGAGACAGAGAGCAATCAGCCCTCAGTATCCCCTAAACCTGCCGGAACATCAAGGGCTACCGGGTCCATCCCCGCCTTGTCCATGTCAATCTCCAACGCATCGACCGCTGTGGCAGTGATGTGCGTGCCTTTGCTGAGTCGCTTCTTGATGTTCTGTATATAGATCCCGGCGTCGCCTAGCTCCTTGATCACGTCCTTGTATGTCAATTGCTGACGCGTACAGAAGTCCCGCATCCCCCGAGCAGAGATGTACATACGCTTGGTGTCAGGCTCGATACGGATCATCAGGTCGCTACGGGGTTCACGGATCGCCGCCTCAGGTAGCCCAGTGCGTAGGGTAGAGTTCTCGTTAATAATCAGTATGTTAGCCATGTGGTCGTTGATAAACTCCCCGAGCATGGAGATGGCATCCCGACTCCGAATATTCATAGACGAACGCATCTTGCTAAACTCCTGCAAACACCACTGGTAAACCCTCTCCATATCATAGTCAATCAGGCCCAAGTCACGCGCGATGTGTCCGCCTGCTAGGTTGCACGCTATGGTCGAGGACCAGAACCGCTCCCGGCCTGTATATCCCATAGCCTTATCAAGATTCTGCTGGATGCGCTCTCGCAGGACGTTAGCCTTGGCCTTGTTATCGACCACCCACTGCATGTAGGGAATACCGGCGTGTCCGTAGTTATCCGCCAGCTTGCCAAACAATTTATCCGCTTCTGTCTTGTCTAGGTTTCCGACGCGATCAATCTGATATTCGATGATCCGCATGGATTCCCCGTCTGGGAATGCTTTCAGTTGAAGCAGCTTGTCGTAGAGCGACGCGTTGGATGTAGAGAGTAAGATCATCGACCAGCGTGTGTGGTTGACCCGCTCCGAGTTAGTCTGACTCTGCATCCGGTTCTTGCCCCGGCCATGGGTGACGGTGTAGGCGGTGTCTGAGATCAACTCAGACTTCATGTTGGTCACCTCGTCCAGCGTCCCGGCGATATTGGACAGCACTCCCATGCGGTGAATCCGGGCGTTCTGTGTATCGTCTGCCAACATCATCAGATCGGTAGGGTGTCCAAAAACAGAATTGGACATACCGAGAATTGTGGACTTCCCAGTCCCCGACTCGTTGTTCAGCAGATTGATGATCGACCCGCGATGCCCCGTGAATTTGAATAACGGACTGCCAAACGCGGTACAGGCGGCGAAGGCGTGTGGCTCAAACCCCGGCCTAGCATAAAGATTAAAGACACTTTGCCATTCTGTGAGGGAGCCCTTGGGTTCGAACATTGGTGTGACGTTCTTGGTCTGCACGGATGGCGGGGTGTAAATCACCCCCATGGGGGTGATCTCGGATTCTCCGACTACGAAGGAACCCTCATCCTCGGTCCACCCAAAGTGTGCATGCGCTCTCATTGCTTTCTCTGACACCTGTAACTCCTTTAATACTCTCGTTATGTAGGTCATGATGTTGTCCATCTGCTTGCCGTAGGCGAATACACCGTTAGCAGATAGCAGATCCCTGCACTTGTCCTTGGACAGCAGGTCGCCAACCGGGGTAGTAAATTGGCGCAATCCATCGCGGGGTAGGTACAGCCGTAGCCATGCCATTTCCCCAACCCCTGCTTCGTATAGCCGTTGCGTTACGAAGAAATCGTGCTCGTAAATACAGGTTTCTTTCTCGTTATCTCCGTCTTTCTCCTTCCAAATTCCGCCAGTCTTACCCCGAAAGTAAGGCCATGGCAGTGAGGGGATCTGATACTGAACCGCAACCCCTGTTGCATTAAACGCCGCCACAGTAGTTCCCGGCGCGGCTTTCTCAACAAGCGCCCCTAGCTGGATCGGACTTGTGATCTTCTCGTAGTGGGGGCAACCCTGACAAACCCCCGGTGCCAGAGTGTCAAAGGTTTTACAGACATAAGGCCCCTTAGTCTTCTCGGCTTTTTGCCGAGTCTCGTCTGCATCGTAGTTCGGGTGATCCTTCGACATCTTGTGGATGGAAGTCTCAGCGTCGTCGCAGTACCATGCAATCGACAGCCCCGCTCTCCACATTGGCTCAGACACCGACGCTTGATCAGAGACTATGTGTTTGATGTGGGCGCACCCCTCATCTTGCAAACTACGTTTAGCAATCAGGGAGAACTTGGTTGCCTTATTATTAAGCAGCGCTTTTGTGGCTTCATCTAACTGACGGCGCGGCCCCAGCTTACTATCGGGCTTCGATACTGCCAGCCCCTTCTCTTTTAGCATCGTGACTTCGATGACGTTGAGAGGGCGCACTGCCTGATGGATGATCCGCACGGTGTTGCGGGAGGTGACGTGCGTAGTGCCCGGAACCCTGAGAATCCGAGATGCGTCTGTCGTGCAAGCGTTGTCGATGTCGAGCCCGTGTTGAGCCCCCAGTGCCGCCATACCCCGCGCGATAGGCTGCCATTCGTCCTTTGGGATCTCAGCTTCAAGCGGCCAGTACACGTGCAAGCCACCGCCCGAGTCAACAACCCACGGATCAGGTAGTGCGGTGTCTGTAACAAATTTACGCAGGGCTACCGCA